TGGCCCGGACGCTGGCCCCGACGCTGGCCCCGACGCTGGCCCAGACGCTGGCCTGGACGCTGGCCTGGACGCTGGCCCCGACGCTGGCCTGGACGCTGGCCCCGACGCTGGCCCCGACGCTGTCCCAGACGCTGTCCCAGACGCTGTCCCAGACGCTGGCCTGGACGCTGGCCCAGACGCTGGCCCCGACGCTGTCCCAGACGCTGGCCCAGACGCTGTCCCAGACGCTGGCCTGGACGCTGGCCCCGACGCTGGCCCCGACGCTGTCCCCCAGCTTCTGCGTCAACAGCGCCGAGACGAATGGCATGACGAGGCAAGCGCCCAGCGGCGACGGCACATGGATCACCAGCCGCGGCTCCGGCAATCCGGCCGCGCGGTAGATCGCGCGGCCATTCTGCTCGGCGGCTTGCCAGTTCACCTCGTCCGTACACAGCCCGATAGCCGTCCACTTCTCGACCCACTCGGGCATGAGTGCGGTCTGCGCGGGCGTGAGCTTGGTGATCTTGCTAGTCATCGGTCGCTCCGCGCATGAGGCAAGTGTGGCCCGCGATCCGCGGGGGCTCGCTGCGGGAGACAGCGACTCGGCTGCCGCCGAGGCGCGAATCGCGGACCACGAAGATGGAATCAGCGCGGTGCATTGCGCAGACGCTCCAAATACGACCGGACGTACTCGTCACCGACGCTTTGCCGCTCGCTCGCGGCGCGCTCGGCCCGGCGCTCACGCGCCTTGCGGTACGGGTCGAAGGTCGTCGCGCACGCCGCGCACAAGCGCCGGCCGCGCGCGTAGCGATTGAACGCCGGCTCCTCCACGCGCTCATCGAAGAGGCGCTTCTGGCCGAACAGCTCTACGCAGCGGCTCTCGTGCTTGGCGCAGTGGCCACGGCATTCGCAGCGGTCGGCCGGCGTCATCGGCCACCGCCGATCAGCCCAGCGGGTGCGCTCGCGCGTACGCTTTCTGCAGATGCGGCAGCGGCACGTGCGTGTAGATCGCCGTCGTGCTGAGGCAGGCGTGCCCGAGTAGAAGCTGGATGTGCCGGATGTCCATGCCGCGCATGAGCAACTTCGCATCGTTCGGCGCGAAGGACGTGAAGCACGAGCGGCTGGCGGCTCATCCCGGCCATCGCAACCTCCCGAAAGAAATCCGTGGCGTCTGCACGGACCCGCCGCGGCAGGCGTCCACCGGGCCTCCCAGCCCAGCTCCCAGGCGCCTGTCGCCCGATGGAGCCGAGAGTAGCCATCGCGAGGACGGAATCAAGTCGCGCGCTCATGGCGCTGCCTTCGGGCCGGCGCCAAGGCCGGCCACCAGCGCGCGTGCTCGCTTCGCCTGGTCGCTCACGCTCTCGCGGTCCGGGTGCTGGTCCTCAAGCACGCCTGCGACGTAATCCTTGCGGCACTCCGCGATCTGCGCCCGCAGCGCGTCTGGCAGCAGCAGGCCCTCGCGCACGCGGCGCTGCAGCGCGTCGTAGGCCGCGATGAAGCGCGCCCGATGCGACGACCCGTCCGACAGGTCCGACGTGCACAAGTCGCGCCAGCCGATCGTGCACTGCAGCGCGCGCTCCACGAGCGGGTCCGCGAAGAGGGGCGCGCGCGCCCAGCCGAAGCGGCTGACGGCATCGAGGACTTCGCCCCACGCCAGCTCCGCGGCGCGGTCCGGCAGCAAACCCATCGACGACAGCGCGGCCTCGCGCACCTCGGCGATGGCTGGGAAGAACTTCGCCGTCACGATGAGCTTCTGCGCCGCCGCCGCGAGCGCGTCGGCCGGCACGTCGTGCAGCGCGCCGGCCCACACGGCCGCGGTCTGCTCGGTCAGCGTCACGCTGGGGAAAGCCGCGGAGAGCACGCCGAGGACGTTGGCGACTTCGACGGGATCAGCCACGGCGGGGCTCCTGTTGCGTGACGCGCGCCTTGAAAGACTCCAGCGCCGACAGGCTGCGCTCGACGTTGGTCTGGCGCTGGCCAGGCGCTTGCGCGATGGCGCCCACGCCGGCCGAGCTGATGCGGTTCCACTGCGAGCGCAGCAGGCCGAGGTCGACGCCCTTGCCGACGAAGAACGGGTCGGTACTCGTCAGCAGCCGCTCGGCCATGTCGAGCGCCACGGCCACGGCGGCATCCGCCTCGTCGGCCGTGGACGGCACCGGCCGCACGCGCAACCCGGCAAACCCGAGGATTGCCTTGGCGGATTGCATGTCCTTCGGACCGTCGAAGCCGTAGCCAGCGCCCTTGTGCAGCCGGAACAGGGCATCCCAGCCGTCCGTGAACGCGGAGGTGGCAGCGCGCCCGTCGGGGACTCGGATCACGTCCTGGGCGGACTTGGGGGGGCGCTTCTTGGTCGGATGCGCTGCGGGGGCGTCGCCGGCAGGCGGCGCAAGCCCTGAGCGAAGCGAAGGGCCTTCCTTCATCTCGTCTCGTCTCGTCTCGTCTAATGCATTACGCTCCGAGCGTGACTCCGGCGTAACACCAGCGTTACGGGTGTTACGCTTCGAGCGCATGGTCTGCACGCGCTCGCGGGCGAGGGCGCGCGACTTTGCGGCCTTGCTGTTGTGCTCGTCCCACTTCGGGAAGGTCAGCCCCCTTGGCTCGATCACGAGCCACGGCCCATCAGGAGCTGAGGCCATCGCCTGGGCGAAGCCGCGCCTGCCGACCATGGTGTCCACGACACCGGGCTTCACACCGGGCACGAATCCGCTGGCCGTGTGGTGCCGCGACCAGCGCCAGATCCGGACCAGCTTGCCGACGACCTCGTCGGGGTGGATCCCCACGACGTCCGCGATGAACAGCGTCACTGGGTCCTCGGGCAGGTCCTCGCGGATCTTCATCCACTCCATCAGGCCGCCTCCTGCGCCGCGTCATCGCGCAGCACGGCCGCGGCCGGCACGCCGTCCGGCCAGTCGAAGATGCCCACGCCCGGCGAGCAGCCCACGCCCTTGACGACCTCGCGCATCCGCACGCCGAAGCCGCGCCGCTTGCCGCCCCACTGCAGCCTAGGCAGGCCGAGCCGGCGGACGTGGTAGCGCACCGCCTCGACGTCCATTCCCAGAAGTTTGGCTTGACCAGCGCATGGCATCCCCTGCGCCGCGAAGTCGGTGAGCTGCGCGCGCAGGCTCTCGCTGGAATGCCAGCGGACGTGCCATTCGATGCCGTATTCCACGCACCGGGAGCGGACGGTCCACTCGCTGCAGCAGTGGTCAGCGGCGATCTCAGCCACGATGGCGCCGGCGGCCAGGCGCTGGGCGAGGTACTCGGGGCTGAAGTTGTGCCGGCGCGCCCGGGTCGGTGGCAGGCCGAATCGCGTGCTCATGCCGCCCCCCGCTGCTGCTCGGTGACGTGAGCCCACGTTTTGCCGCGCGCGCGCTCCACGCGGGCCTCAAAGCGATCCGCCAGCGTCTTCATGCGAACCCTCCGCGCAGGCACTCGGCGATGAACAGCGCGTCGGCCTCGTCGTCGTCCTTCGCTCGATCGGGTGCGCCCCACCGCGCGCGCGCCGCCGAGACCATGGCGTTCTTGTCGGCGTTGCCCTTGCCGGTGGCGGCTTTCTTCACCGTGCCCACGGGCACGGGGCAGTAGGGCACGCCCAGCTCCTCGCACACGCGGAGGATGTGGGACCGAAGACCGCCGTAGACGTGCGCGGCGTCGGTGCCAGCGTGCCGGCGTACTTCTTCGTAGGCGAGCTGCGCGCCGGGATGCGCGCCCAGCAGCTCGCGCAGGCACCGCTCGAATCGCACGAAGCGGAAGCCGGCGCCCTCGCCGCGGCGCGTGCTGCAGTCCCACGTGCCGGAGCCGATGCGTCCGCCGGCGGCGGAGAGCACGGCCCAGCCGCACGAGGTGCCCGGGTCGATGCCGATGAAGCTGCTCATCATGCGAACTCCCCTGCCACCCACACCTGCGACGCCACCCGATGCCCCGCGCCCTTCCTCCGAATCGGATGCCCGTCCGCGTCACGCGCCCACGCCGCCAGCCCGTGCCGCTGCAGGGGGCGGAGCCGCGGGCTGACCGTGACGAGGCTCAGCCCAAGCCCCGCCGCGATCTCATGCGACGTAGCGCCGAGGTGGCGGCAGTACCGCAGGTAGTCCAGCACCTGCACCTCCAGCTTGTCGGCGTCGACGGAGGCCGCGGCCAGGTGCGACGTCTCGGGGTCGGTCGCGCGCGCGGTCGCTCGGGAGAAGAGCGAGGCTTGACGCTCCGGCGGCTCGTCGGGGAGGGCGATCATGGCCAGCCCACGCCGAACAAAGAGGCCGGAGCACCGGCACGCACGCCGATGCCCCGGCCAACGGAACAGCTCACTCGCACCCGCGTCCACGTCCTGCAGTCGAACCCAACCACCAGACCAGCCCTCCCAGGGCGACTTCCTCTCAATGAATGCTTCGCGCGCCGCCCCCCTAGAAGGGGAGTTCGGTTGCTTCCTGCGCGTTGTCCATCTGCTCGGACATCGGATTGCCGCCGGGCGTCTTGCCGACCTCGGCCGGCTTGGCGATGCGCGGCCGGCCGCTCCCGTCGCCGCTCGCCTGCGGCTGGCGCGAGGCCACGGCCGCGCCCTTCATCTTCGCGGCGAAGGCCGCGAGGCCACCGCGGTCCAGCGGCTTGCGGAACTCGAACTTCCCGCCGCCGTTGACCCACTGGACCTTCACCGTCGTGCGCTCCACGCCGTCCGATCCGGTGTAGGTTTCCTCCTTCAGCACCAGCTCGACCTCGTTGGCTTCGATGCCCGACAGATCCGTCAGGTCGTCACCATTCCAGCCGCACGCGCGCAGCGCCTTAAGCGCGATCTCCTGGCCGCGCTCGCTGAAGTTGCCGACCCACGTCGTGTGGAACCCGTTGAACTCGCCCCCCACGATTTCGAAGGTCACGGCCACCTGCTCGTTGTTGTTGCTCGAGACGCCCCACTGGACGCTCGACGCGATGGCGCGGGCCCGGTACTTGCCGGCGATGATGCTCACTTGACGGTCTCCTGCGCCTGCTCGGCGCTGTTGTTGGGATTCAGGATCTCGGCGCGCGCGCGCAGCCGGTCGGCCATCTGCGCGAGCGACCGCGGGTTGCTGTTGGCCGCGTTGGACAGCCACGCCTCGGCCTTGCCGCGCGTGTCCGCGTCGACGCGCGGCAGCAGCGCGTCGACCTGGGCGCGCAGGTTCTCCGTCGTGTCAACCTGCCCGGCCTTCGCCGCCGCGTCGAAGTCGGGCCAGGACAGCGGGAGCTGCTCAGGCAAGCTGTAGCGGTTCTTCGCGTCGAAGGCCGCGCGCCGCTCAGTGTGGATGAAGCGCGCGCCGGTGGAGAGGCCGCGCGTCCTGCCGTCCTTCTTGTGGGTCAGCGTCTCGTAGTTGACGAACAGCACGGCGTCGCACCACTCCTTGCACAGCCCGCTCGCCTTCGGCTGCAGCTTCAGCTCGTAGCGGTCGAAGTCCTCGCCTTCGGGGTTGCGGAAGGTGCGCATCTGCGAGTGCGCGAGCAGGATGATGTCCATGCCGCACCTGTTGCGCAGGCCGTCGAGGCGGGCGAGCAGCGCGCGCCAGACGTCGAGCGCAGCCGCCGCGCCGCGGCCGTAGCCTGGGTCCTCGAGAGACTTCCAGCCGTTGAGCGAGCAGACGTGCGCGCTGATCAGCGGCTCAAGCCAATCCAGCGTGTCGATGACCAGCGTCTTGAACTCATGCGGTTGACTGCCGAGCGCGTCAAGCCCGGCCATCGCGTCGGCCCACGTCGCGGGCTCCGGAAGGCGCGCGGCATCTAGCTGCGCTGTGCCATCCTCGGGCGCGAGGAACACGGCGCCGGGCGCGTCTGAGCCGAACGTCGACTTGCCGACGCCCTCGGGGCCATAGGCGAGGATGCGGCGCGGGCGCCGGATCTTGCCGCGCGTGATGGCGGACAGTGTCACCTTAGGTGACTGGACGGCGGGGGCTGCGGGTGCGGTGGACACGGTCAGGCTCCAATAGGGGAACGACTGGTTGACAGTGAGGCGTTGATTTGTGCGCGCGTGCGGCGCGCGCGGCGGTTGTTGGCCTGCTCGCGGGCCGTGGCCCAGCGGCAGTTGCCCGGCTGGTAATCGCCGTCGTTGTCGATGCGGTCGATGGAGTGCCGCTCGCCGGGACGCGGGCCCATGTCGGCGAAGAACGCCTCGAAGTCCGCCCAGCGCGCGCAGACCCGGATGCCGCGAGCGAAGTACTTAGGCCGGGCTTCCGCGCCGGCCTTCGGACTGCAGCGGCGCTTCATGGCCGACCAGATGGCGTACTCGGGAGACTTGCGACCACCGACTGTGTGCCCATGCTTGGGCGCGGGGCCGCGGCTCTTAGCGCCGTTCGCCCTGGCCGTGTCCCGCACCAAGCAACCGCAGGAGCGCGTCTTTCCATACTTCAGGACATTTGAGTTGCGGACGACGCTCTGCCCGCAATCGCAAAGGCACGCCCACCACGTCCTACCGTGGGTCGCGCATGAGAAAGCCACGACAGCGAGTCGCCCGAATCGCTGGCCAGCCAGATCAAGCCTTCGCATCGGCGGCCCCCATCGTCAGCTCGCTGTGCGCGCGCTCACGCCTGCGGAAGGCGGCGGGGTCGTCGAGCGAGGCCGTGCGGGAACAGGCCGGCCAGTAGTCGCACTGCCTGCCGTACCGGATGCACGCATCCGGGTTCCGCGGCCAGCGGCCGGCGAGCTGCGCGTCGCGGATCTCGCGGCCGATCTGCCAGACATCGAAGGCCGCGTCGCGCTCCTCCTCCTCGAGACGCACGACCTCGCCACGCTGGTAGTACGCCTCGGGCGCACTGGCGATGTCGGCGCGCAGCCGCGCGCGATACTCCTCGGGCGTCTCTGGGCGCGTCTGCAGAACAAAGCCCTGCTCGGCATCGGCCGTCTCGCGGTACTTCTTGCCGTCCTTCGTGCGCACGCGCGCGGCGGCCGCGTCCAGGACGATCTTGACTCCGTCGGCGTCGGTGAGCGGGATGGCGCGCGGCTTGATCGTCGGCTTGCCGAGCACGTCGTACAGGCAGGCTGACACGTCGAAGCCGAGCGCGCGGGCCGCCACGAAGTACGTGGACACCTGTGCGTCGATCACGAGCCGCTTCCAGTAGTCCGAGCCGGGCATGATGTCGTCCGAGCTGGTCTTGTGCTCAACCAGCACGACGCGACCGTCGGGCAGCCGCGCGACGGCGTCGATCTTTCCGGCGAGGCTCCACGTCCTGGAAGGCGCGCCTGTCTCCGGGTTACGCAGCTCGGTCAGGAACTGCGCCTCGACGGACAGCGCCTCGATGCCGGCGGCGGCCCAGCGTGCGTCGTAGCCCCTGAGCATCTCCTCGGCTCGCACCTGGTCGAAGGGGTCGCGCTCTTCACCGGGTGGCGGCTGGATGGCGAGCAGAGCGGATTCCAGCCGAGGGCCTGGCCCGGACGGCACCAGCCACCACGCCTCGAGGCCCGCATGGATGAGCGCGCCAAACCGAAGCGCCGCGGCCTTCTCGCCAGCGGGCTCCAAGAGTAGTTCATTGCGGAGCTGGTACTCGCGTGCGCAACGCTTGAACGTGCGCGCGCTTGATACCGTGAGCAGCGGGAGAGTCGGAGCCTCGGTGGCCGTCACGGTGCACCACCCGCGCCGCCATGCACCGCCTCGCGCTCGACGACCACCACGAGCTCGCCTGGCCCCATCATCATGGCGCCCGCGCGCCCGGCGAACGTCACGTCCACCGAGCGGCGGAAGGACTCGACGGACTCCACGACGTCGCCGGCGGCGCCGCCGGCAATCAGCCGCTGGGCGGATTCGCGCGTCGGCTCAGCGCCGGCCGAGCCGATGGTGCAGTAGACCTCATCGCCGGCCCGCAAGTCGCTGGCGGCACGAAGGACTGCGCGCGGCGCCGCCTTGGAGGCGGGCGCCTGCTGCGTCTGCGACGGTTCCTGTTTCGGCATCCCGGGCACCCCTGCCCGGGAAGCGGCTGCTTCGACCGCGGCAGGGTGCCGCACGCCGCCGGTGGAGTCAAGCGTCCCCATCGTCAGGCCCCCACCCGCGGCGCCAGCAGGTCGAAGGCCGCCGCGGCGAAGGCCACGCCGTCCTTGCGCCCCATGGCCGCGAAGAGCCTGTTGGCCGAGTGGTAGGCCCGCCAGCCGCGCTCAGCGCAGCGGGGGCACTCCAGCGACTGGCCCAGCACCACGCGCGCCGTGGCGCCGCACAGGCACTCCCCGACGTGCCACGCGATGGGCGCGGGGAAGCCGCGCCACGGCAGCAGGTACACCGGCCGCGGGTCGCGCGGGCAGGACTCGGGCAGCAGGGCGCGCGGCGCGCCCCGGCCGGACGGCGGGGTCAGCCGGCGGGCTTGCCTTTGCGGCCGGCCTTCCGCAGCCGCGCGAGGATGCCCTCCTGCGTCAGCGTGTGTGGCACGCTGGTGCCGCCCTCCCACCGCGACACCTGCGACGGCGTCGAGTCGAGCAGCACGGCCGCTTCCATCTGCGTCAGGCCCAGTTGCTCGCGGAGCACCTTGAAGGTCTCGGAGAAGGGCTTCGGGGTGACCATGGTCGCAGGATCGTACATCGGCGCATGCCCTCTTGGAATCTCGCATTGCGTTGCCTCCGGTGGTGGCCTTTTCGGCCTGCTCATGGCGGCAACTATAGCACTAATGCATGCAGACTACGCAAGCATTTTCGCATGCTGTTACGGCATGCGCATAACCAGCGTGTGGACAGGTAGTTGCAGCGGGAGTAGGCTCCCGCAGTTGGGGCCGGAGAAGGCTATGGCTCGATTACTCGTCCGCTGGCGCCTCGCGGCCGCGTGCGTCGCGGCGCTCCTGCTGGCCGCCACGCCGCCGCAGCCGCCGGCCTACGACCTGTTTGGCACCGAGTGGACCTTCTCCGACGCGGTGGTCTCCGTCGGTGGCACGGCCCACTGGTTCAACAAGACCCTGCACATGAAGATCAAGGTCCCCGGCAGCGGGCACCTGGCGCTGGGGGACGACGGACACTGGGACTTCGTGAAGCCGCCTGGCCCGCCGCCGATCATGAGCGGCCCGTGGGGCGCCCTGACGAAGTCTGGCAAGGTCGCCACCATGGTCCTTGACGCCGCCGGCGCGCAGCAGCTCGAGGGCTGGCTGCACGAGCTGGTCTACGACCTCACCAGCCAGTATGCCACCATCGTGATCGACGCCACGTTCGACACCGTCGTGAAGCACAAGGTCTCGGCGAAGCTGAAGGTCGACAAGAAGAACGGCGTCGTGCGCCTGTTCGGTAAGGCCTCGTTCACGCTGACTGGCACGTCGGATGCCGGCGACCACGAAGCGCCATGCAAGGTGAAGTACAAGCTGCACGGACTGAGCTTGGCGCTGCCACTCTCGGCGGTCACGCCGTGAGCGCCAACCGATGCTGATCGTCTTCTGGATCGCCTGCGGCGCGATCGGCTACATGACGCTGGAGCGGTTCGGCAAGGGCCTCGCCGGCGCGCTGCTGGGCGCGCTGCTCGGGCCCATCGGGCTCGTGATCTGCTGGGTCATGCGCGACAACGCCAAGCTCGACGAGGCGCGCGGACCTCCGCCCGCCGATCCGTCCTTCCCGCCAGGTGCCAAGTCGCTTGAGCAGATCGCGCGAGAGCAGCGTGACATGCGGCGCCTGTGACCGGGCCGCGCCCGCTGCGCCTGGTCGCCGGGCCCTTCGACGGCGCGACCTTCCTCGAGGAGACCCCGCCGGCCGCGCTGTGCGGGCCCCACACGAACCGCGAGCCGGCCGACGCCGCCACCCGCGAGATCATCGGGCGCGCCGGTCAGGCCCGCTGCGCGATCTACGTCCGCGAGCAGCCGATGCCGCAGGCAGGCGCCATCGCCTACCGGCACGACCCGTGGCAGCCAGGGCCACTCGACCTCAACTGCCGCCTGAAGCGCATCCCGGCGGTGCACGCCCGGGCGCTGGTCATCAGCGAGGCGCAGCGCGCGGCCCGCGACGCCGACGCCGACGCCGCGAAGGATGCGCCGCGCAGGGAGCTGCCGGGCCCACCGCAGGCGGGGCCCCGGGCTCGGCCCGCACGAACCTCCGAGTTATTTGGAGGTTTGGGAGTTTAGCCCGGCGCCCTACGCCGTCGGCGCCCCGCACTCCGGCTCCCCGGGCGACTCGATCCGCGGGGCCCCCGCCTGCGCGTCCAGGGCGGCCCACAGCCGCTCACAGAGAAGGCGCACCGCGTACCGCTCGGCCTCGTTCGCCGGCCGCTCCACGCGGTCGAACAGCACGGCGTACGCGAAGAGGTCGGCCAGCTCTTCCCGCGCGTTGCGCAGCCGCGCCGCGGTGTCGTAGCGGCCCGGCTGGTACGGGCCGTACTGCCGCACGCCGAGGACTTCGACGCGCGTGCGGGCGAGCTGCTCGAGGGGTGTCACGCGTCGGTGATCTCGAGGTCCAGCTCGCAGGCGAAGTCGTACTCCAGCCGCGCGCCGGGCGAAGCCTCCCAGCCCGGGAGCTGGAGCAGCACGTCGCACTCGACCAGCTCGAGGACGCCCGCCCGGATGTACTCGCGCCGCGGGAGGTCGGTCCGGCCACCGAACAGATCTGCCGGGTTGAAGACGTCGAAGCCCCGCGCGCGCCAGATGCCGGCTGCGTGCTGGAAGGCGAAGTAGTTCCAGCCCGGGACCGATGTCATCGGACCGCTGAGGAATAGCCGCACACGGTCGCCGCGGTGCAGGCGCTCGACGAGCTGCTCGACCGCGGTCACCTCAGCAGCGCCTCGTGCGCGCGGTAGACCCGTGCCATCGCCAATCCCCACTCGGGCCCGTGATCCAGGAACGCCGGGTGTTCCGTCGTGTAGGCCAGCGCGTGCGCGACCTCGTGCGCCAAGGCGTCACACGCAGCGATCTCCGGCAGCCGGGAGTCCACGCGGATGGAGAAGTGCGACGGCTTCCCCTCGTCGTCCGACATGAGCGCGCAGTCGGCGATCGCGCCCACCGACGCTGGGATCTTGCAGCGCCGGACCCTCATGGGCAGCACCGGCGGGCAGTGCTGGCGCAGGCTGCGTAGCAACGGCAGGAAGCCGACGGAACGGTGCAGGGTCATCGCACCTCGTCCCGCAGCGAGCGGTCGATCAGATCGAGGGCGCTGCTCGGGTAGTGCTTCGCCAGGCGGCTGGCCCACTGCCGGATCGTGCGCGGCACCCCGGGCGTCCGCTTTGGGTCCAGCAGGGCCAGCAGGAAGAGGCGCGTGTTGTCCACGGCGCGCAGGCTTTCGTCCTGCGTCGTCATGCGTGCGCCTTCCGCCATGCCTCGGCCCTCATCTTGTGCGGCCGGCGCTCTCGCGACAGGAAGACCTGGTGGTCCGCGATGAGGCCGTGCGCGCGGTTGAAGTAGGACAGCCGCTGGCACGGGAAGCCCGCCGCCGCCAGTTGCGCCTGCGCGTAGGCATTGTCGCTCTCGGTCGTGCCGTTCGCGAGGAAGGTCCGGTGGTTCAGCACAGCCGACGCGAAGGTGTGGAAGTGCCCGAACCACAGATAGTCCCACGGTGCCGGAATGGAGTCGATCCACCCCCACGCCTTCTTCGCGGTGCCGTACCACGGGAACCCAGCGAATCCACCGGTGATCTGGTCGCCGTGCACCACGAGGTTGCCCCAGTCGAAGACGCGGTCGACGTTGTAGAACCGCTCGTCCTCGACGACGATCGTCAGGCGCTTGCGCAGCTCGGCCGGCGCGTGCGGGCCCAGCAGCATCAGCTCGAGGACGCGGCTGGCCACGCTGTCCCAGTTGGTCTTGTGGCTGCCGTTGCTGCCCTTGCGGCCGTTGCGACCGTGGTTGCCAGAGACCGACACGACGTGCACGCGCTCGAAGATGCGGAGCAGGTGCAGCACGAGTGAAGCGATGGCCGTCGGCGCGCCGCGCACGGCCTGATCGAAGACGCCCTGGTCGATCTCGTAGGCCTGCCCTGGGAAGATGTCCTCACCCTCGACGATGTCGCCGCCCACGTAGAGGCGGCACTCGCGGATCGTGGCGGCGTTCCGGCGCAGGGCCGTGATCTCCTCGACCTTGCGGCCCAGCAGCGCGATGCGCTCGTCGGCGACGTGGCTGTTGTAGCTGGCGGTGCGCTTGCCGTACTGGACGTCGGACAGGTGCACCACGGCCACCTCGACGTCACGGCCCTTGCCGACGTGCGCCGGCGCCGGTGGCGCAGCGATCTGTGGCGCGTGCTCGGCAAAGGCGGCCGCGACGGCCTCGACGATGAGACCGCCGCCATCCTGGTAGTGCGCCAGCTTCTTCAGGAGCCGATCGCGCTCGGCCTTGAGCTGCGAGACCTCGCCCGACTGGTGGGCGACGAAGGCGCGCGCGTCGAATCCCCTGTCAGTGCGGGCCGTACGCTTTTTCATACAGCCCCTGCTCGCAGCGCTGGATGTGGCTCCGCAGCGCCTCGTGCTTCAGGTCGTACCCGAACTGCGCGCGCATGGCGTCCAGGATCTGCCGCACCGAGATGTACTTGCCGGAGTCGGCCATCGCCTCCAGGATCTCGCGGACCGCCTTGACCACGGCGGTCTTGCGACAGGTCCCGCATCCGCCGCGGCCGGCGTGGCTCTGCGGCGCAGACGCCACGAACGCGCGCGCGTTGAAGGCCTTGGCGGTGGCGGGCTTCCGCGGCACGCGCTCAGCTCACCTTGCCGCGCTTGGTCATCGCGCTCGGGCCGATGAGCCGGAAGCGAATGAACGATCCACGGCGCACGACTGCAGCGGCAGCCGTGACGAGCGTAATGCTGGGAATCAAGGTGCCGGCTCCTGTTACGTCGATGGTGCCACTCCCAAGCATGGACATGCCCGTATTCGTGGCAGCGGTAATGGCATTGGCGCCGCCGTTGGCGACGTTGGCTTGCCAGCAGCCCCCCGCCGCGCCACCACCAGCGCTCCCGGCGAGATCGTTGCCGAAGTTGAGCCACAGCGGATTAGATACCGTCGCGCTGCCCGCCCCGAGCAGGCTGAAGGACGCATTGCCGGAGGTGCCCGACATGGTGTCGATGCAGATGAACAGGTTCACTTCGTAGACGCCGAGCGGCAGCGTGAAGGTATTTTGACCAGCCACGAGGAGCACCTGTGCAGATATCGTGCTGGTCAGCGTGTAGTCGGCGTTCAGGCGCGAGGTGTGCTCGAGCGGCGGCGGGATGTTCGCGCACTGCCAGTTGCCGCTGCCGAGGCTGACGAACTCCAAGATGTCGTTCGGGCTTGTCCGGAAGTTGGCCTCGCCCGGCATGATGAGCGACGTCGCGTTGTGGGTGACCGTCAGCCCCGCGCCCGTGAAGCGGCAGCGCCGGATCACGCCGGCAGCCTCGGTGCCCAGCGCCGTGATGTCCGTGGTCCCGGTGACGTCAACGTAGAGGCCCGTCGCGGTCGACAGGTCCGTGGTGGCGGCCGAGGCGATGTCGCTGCTCTTCGTGTGGAACGCATCCATCGCGTCGATGATGGAGCTCTGCCCCGTGCCGCCGTCTGCCACCGGCACGTCGGTTCCGCCGACGCGGAAGATGCGGTTGCCCTCGACCTGGATGTCGCCGGCGCTGGCGCGGTCGACCGTCGTGTCGGTGGCATGGCCGACGTTGACGGCGGTGAACTGCGGCGAGTCGCCAGTGCCGACACCCAGCGCGGTCGCCGCTGCGCCAGCCGTCACGGCGCCCGTGCCGCCGAGAGCGATCGGCAGCTTGCCCGGGGCGAAGGCGACGCAACGGACGACGCCCGCGGCGTACCCGGCGAAGATGGCGTAGTCGCCGGCCACCGTCGTCAGGTTGGCGCCGCCAGGCAGCACCAGCGAGGCGCCGTTGGTGAGCGTCAGAGCTCCGGTGAACCTGCAGATGCGCCGTTTGCCGTCGGCCAGTGTGATCGCGGTGATGTTCGTCGTGCCGGTAACATCCACCACCACGCCAGTCGCGGCGTCCAGGTCGATCGTCCCGGAGGAGGCCACGTCGGCGCCGTGGCTCGCGAGGTTGCGGTCATTGCCGGATGCCGGCGTTCCGAGCGCCGGCGTGACGAACGCCGGGCTCGTCTCGCGTGCAAGGCCACCGGAGCCCGTCGATGACGCGCCGCCCAGCGTGTCGACCATCGCGGCAACGGTCGTGTCGTCGAGTACGGTGCGCGCCGCCGCTGTGATCGTCGCCGTCTGTGGGACGCCAGTGCTCGCCGTCGTGCGGCCGATGAAGAGGTCCTGCGCCAGGTCCGCCATCTTCGCGAGCGTGACCTGCGCATTGTTGATGTCCGCCGTGTCGACCAGCTTGGCCGCCGCGTCCTCGACGCCGCCCGTGACGTGCCGGAAGCCAGTCCCCGTCGGCGTCGACCCGCCGCCGCCGCTTGGGTACACCTGCTGGTACGCCGACCCGTCGTAGACGTATTGCTTATTGGTGTCCTCGGCCCAGAGCTGCAGGCCTTCGATCGGCACGATGAAGTGCCAGCCGTTGAGATAGACCGCGATCTCACTGGCATGCCCGGCCCACGCGCCCGTCGGCGCGCCGCCGATGATGCGTGCGTCGCCGTCGACGGGCGAGCCGAGCGGCGTGTTCGTGGTCGTGATCGTGTTCAGGCTGCCCAGCAGCGCCCAATCGATCAGCGTCATGCCGGTGTTGTGCGTGACGTGGCCCTTCACCGCGCCTTCGGGGATCAGGGGCACCTGGATATTGATTGTCTCGGTCATGAGGCCTCCGTGTCAGCCGAGCGGGCCGAGCGGTGAGCCCCGCCCGACCGAGGTGCTGCGCTGGTAGATGATGACGGTCCCGATATCCGTGGGGTTCGCCCCGTCGGTGATCTGGTCCGCGGCCGTATAGGTCCACGTCGTCTCGCCGTCGTCGCCGCCGGGGACCATTTCGGTGCGCACGAACCCGCCGGACACGTAGATGTCGACGTAGAACTCGTTGACCTCTTCGGCGAGGGTCACTTGGTCCGGCTCGAGTGGGTCCGTGAACGCGCGCGTCCGGCGATGCCAGACGAAAGTCTCGTCACGCGATCCGTCGAGGAGTGGGAAGATGACGTCCGGGGTGATACTGATGAGGGTCGGTGCCCACGGCGTGAGCGTGTGCAGCGCCACCGTCAGCTCCTCGGTGTCGCTGAAGTCGGAGGAGGCGCCGCCGTTTGGGACGGCCTTGTACAGCCGCTCGGTGCCGAGGTCCGCGATGAACCCCTGCGAGAACTGCGATGGCTCCAGCAGGACGAAGGCCGACCCGGCGGTGATCGTCGTGATGAGGTACTCGGTCCCGCGCACGCCGCGCAGGATCGTGTCAACCTGATATTCCTTGTGCCCGAGGTTCGTGGTGCCGATGAGCGTGGCGTTGCGGAAGATGATCAGCTCCCACTCGCCGCCCGGCGTGCGCAGCGCCGCGAGGTTGTGCAGCGCAAGCGCGTCGGCCTCGGAGATCGACTCCAGCTCGCCGTTCCAGATCGTGACGGTGAAGCTGGAGCGCAGGTCCCACACCAGACCGCCACCGCTGGAGCCCGACACCGCTACGGCCGAGACGTAGCCCGCGATGGCTTCGGTCTGCGCCAGCGCGATCGGCAGGAAGCTGTCGCCATCGTCTGTGCTCTCGTAGACCACGCCGCCGGGCCACGGCTGCTCGGTGTCGTACAGCGCCAGCGCGAAGTACCGGCCCGGCAGGAGCACGTGCTCGGGCGTGATGGCCGGGATGTCCATGACGTCCAGCGCAATCGGTGGCGGCACCTGCAGCGAGTCGCTGTCGTCGTCGCTGCCGGCGATGGGCGCGACGGAGACCACGCCCGTGTTGTCGGACTGGGCCCGCACGGCCACGATGCCGCTCTTGCCTGCCTCGACCCGCTGGGCCACGAGGTGCCAGGCCTCGCCGTGGGCCGTGACGTCGAGAACGTCGCCCTCGACGATATCCTGTCGCGACGGCGGGCAGTTGAACGTGGCTTCGTGCCGTGTGGCTCGCGGCATCCAGGCCAGCCGCTTGGCGATGGCTCGCGCGTCCTCGGGGTCCAGCACGATCGGAAGGTTGACCGAGACGCTGGCCTGGGTCGTGGCGTTGGCGATCTGCTGGCGCGCGTCGGACTGCTGCAGGTCCTTGGTCGGGTCGAGGAAGGACACGCGGACGTCGCTGGGCAGGTCCAGCGCAGGGGAGCGCTCGAGGTCGATCTCGCGCCGCGGGCTCTCGTCGGCCGCGTGGGCCCCGAGGTCCTCGGCCCCGACGGTGACGTGCGGGGCATCTTCGCGATGGAAGAACACGAGCTGCCCGGACACCTCGCGCGCCATGAGGTCGTAGGCCATCATGAGGGCCACGACCATGCTGGCCGGGGCGTCGCCTGCACGCAGGACGAAGCCCTGCACGTCGCCCGTGAGCCCGGTGACGTCGAACTGCCCGGCCGTCAGCCCGCCGCGCAGCAGCAGCCCCGAGATGGCCTGAGCGAGCGTCAGCGAGGCGTGGGCCTGGACGACGGCGCGCCATGACATCGGGACGCGGTTGCCCCACTTGTTGAGGTAGAGCTTGTTGATGACCACGCGGCACCGGCCGCGCGCGGCCTCGACGTTGCCGGTGCCCTCGTTGGCCTCGATGGCCGGCGAGGCGATCTGGCTGTCGGTCCCGAGGTACAGCTCGACGTCGGCCAGGTCGTTCAGGTTGCTCTTCTGGTTCGCCTGGAAGAGCGTCACGGTCGAGCCGGCGGCCTCGTCGGCGACGCCCGCGGCATCGGCGGGGGCGACCAGCAGGCGCAGGATGCTGGTGCCGTCGCTCTTCTTCTTCTTGGACGACACGGGGTCGGCCGTGATGTTGTTGCCGCCCGTCGCCCAGCCCGTCATGACGACCGAGTCGCCCGAGGGCTTGAACTTCTTCAGGTTCGGGCCGCCGAGCGGGCTGCTGATGTCGACGAAGGTCTTGCCCTTCAGGGTCACGACCTCGAGCGCCAGCTCGTCGCTCGTCTCGTTCTGGTCCGGGTTCTGGCCGTAGACGAACTGCCCGTCAGCCCACAGCGACGTGTACTCGACGATGCCGCCGTCGGGCGCCTCGCAGAAGTCGATCGCCACGTCCGCGAAGTACTGGTAGCTGTCGACGGTCTGCGAGCCGCCGCCCTTACCGCTCGTGGTGCTGACCTTCTTCTTCGTGATCGGCCCGATGTACGCGACGACGCCGTCGACGGGAGCCGACGGGCCGAAAGGGAGGTCCAGCGGCGAGAACGGCTCGCCTGAGTTGACGCCGAACTCCTTGATCGGGCGCGCCGAGATGCGCGACTGCGGATCGAAGTATTGCCCGGCGGCGTCGAACAGCTTCTCGAACGGGCCGCCGACGCCAGGGATGTAGCTGAAGAGCGTCCCGCCGAACCGGAAGGTATCGCCGACGTAGTTCACGCGGTGGCCCTCCGCGTGAGGTCGAAGGCCGCGAGCGTGCGGCGCTGCCACTCGGCGTCGTAGGGCTGCTCGCACACGCGCCCGGCGGCGGCGTTGGCGTGCACGATGGTGCCGTCGTAGGTCAGGAGCCCGATGTGCTGGGCCACGCGCCGGCTGCGGATGAAGAACACGAGCAGCGACCCGGGCTCAGGCGCCGGCAGCTCGACGAAGCGCGCGCGGATCTCGCGCAGCAGGTTGTCGCCCTCGGGCGCGCGCCGGTACCACGTGTAGTCGCTCGTCGGCTCGCCCAGCACGGCCAGCGCGCTGGTGATGAGGCCGACACAGTCGAGGCCGACGCCGGCGCGGCGCCCCTGATGGACCCACGGCGTGCCGATCCAGCTCCGGGTCAGGTCGACCACGTCCTGGCGGGTATGCATCGTCTCCGTCACGACTGTGGCGTCTTCGCGATCTTGAGTAGGTCGCCCGCGCGTGGCTTCTTGGGCGCGCCGCCGAAGTTCACCACGTTGTTGAACTTCGCCTTGCAGGTCGAGAAAAGCTTGTCGCAGCCGGCCGTGATCGTGAACGTGTTCCCGACCGCGATGTCGAAGTCCGTCTCCACGTACAGCTCGACGGTGTAGAGCCCGCCCGCGTGGTCGTTGTGCGTGGCGACTTCGGAGACAACGCCCGCGTTGGGCCCGGTCAGCCAGGTCACGCGGCCATCGGCGAAGTAGTCGGCGCCCAGCGAGCCCGTGATGCCGGTGTCGCAGGTGAAGATGCGTCGCGGGTCGGTGACCACAGCCACCGCGATCGGCGTGAAGGTGAACGCGGCCGGGTCCAGCTTGCAGCCGGCCTTGCCGGACACGCCGAAGTTCTCGTAGAGCTTCCAGTAGCAGGTGCGCGCCAGCAGCTTGCCGGTCGGCACCTGCGGGAAGCGCACGAGCCCCGACGTCTCGGCCGACCAGCGCTGGCCGTCGAAGGACACCGAGTCGATCCACCACGTCCTGGTGCGAATCGCGCCAGCCCACGGGTAGCGCCAGTCGACGAGGTACTCGAAGATCTGCGCCTCGTCGTAACGCCCTGAGCGCAGGTCGGCGACCGCGATGTCGCCCGACTGGATCATGCCCTCGAGCGACAGGCTGTGCGTCTCCAGCCCGCCGTCCGCGCGCCGCGCCGAGGCGTCGAAGCCGCCCGGGTAGAACGTGAACCCGCCGAACACGAGCGGGGCGTTGTGGTCCGTGAAGAAGAGCAGCACGCCATCCGCGCGCAGGATCGCCCACAGATACGCGAAGCGCAGGGTCTTCTGCTCCAGCAGGGCGGCGCACGGCGGGGCGATGGTGGCTGGCACTAGACGGCTGTCCCGAGGCTCACGGCCAAGCCCGCGCTGAAGTGCCAGACGCCGGCGGCTGTGGAGTTGTCGAGCAGGTGGAAGCGCTTCACTCGATCGACCCCAATGGTCGTCAGCGTGGCGCCGGTCTTGTCCTTGACCGTGAGCGTGTTGGTGAAGGCCGCCACCAGCATCGTGTCGAGCCCCGTGCGCAACTGCGTCGCGTCAGGCAGGCGCACGGCGAAGTTGGAGCCCGTCGCGTCGAAGTGCCCGAAGCGCTCCCTGCGCGGGCTAATGTGGTACTCGGCGGCCAGCGTCTTCTTGAGAGAGCCCCCGTAGTACGTAGCCTCGTCGATCATGGGAAGGCCGCCCACTGCTTGGTGCCGGCGCCGCCGTCCTTGATCCACATCTCGTAGGTCGCGCCAGCGGCGACCGAGACGATGGTGCCACCTAGCTGGCCCTTGAGCGTGAAGGAGAAGGAGCCGCTGGCGTTGACGATGCGATGGTAAGGGCCGCCGAGGCCCAGCCCCGTCTCGGGCTCGCTCTGCGTGTAGTTGAAGCCGCCCGTCGTTGGCGTCACCACCAGCAGCTCGCCGGTCGCGCGCGTGAAGCTGGCGCTGGCCGCGAGCGACACGGCCGCTGAGCCGCCCGGCGGCTTGTCCTCCGCACTCGGCGTCTCGCCGATGACCTCTACGAGCGGGATGGACGGCAGCGACCCGGCGTCGAACGTGTCGAGCGCCAGCAGAAGCCCTGCGTCGATCTCGCCGCCGAAGCGCACCGGCACGTCGAAGAGGTAGCCGGCCTTGACGACGACACCGTTCCCGGGCGCGACCGAGAACGTGACGATGCCGGTGGTCGTGTCGACCGTCCAGCCGGACGGCTGATCGACGCCGTCGAATGAGATTGTGACGGACCCCGTGACCGGCTTCGTGACGGTGCGCACCACCGTGGCGCCGGCGTCGGCGTAGTTCTTCACGAGCTGGAAGGCCGTCTGACTGGCGTTGCCCACGCCGATCTGCTGGTCCGTGTTGACCGGCGTGCTGCTGCTGGGCTTGCCAGTGGCCGAGCTGCTGTAGTCGAGCCAGTCCTTGTAGCGGAAGGCCACCGCCGGCCCGCGCCGCGCCACGTAGAAGTTCAGCACGGTGCGCAGGTCGGCGAAGTTCCGGATGCCGTACTGCAGGTTGTAGTGGTACCGCGGCGCCGACCAGAAACCGACGCGTTCCTCGGCGCCGCTGTCCAGCTCCACGATGCTGGTGCGGTAGCCTGGCCCGCCGGCGCTGTGGTTGCTGATCGCGGGCGGGAACTGCAGCTCCACACTGGCCACGATTACCTCCTCCGAATCGCGCGGCGCTGGTCGTCGGCGAGCTGCCGCGAGCTGCGCCCGAAGCTGCCGTAGAACGCCTCGACATGGGAGCCGCCGCCGGCTGGGACGCCCGTGCTGCCGCCGAGCACGGAGACGGCAGCCGACGTGCCAGCGCTCGCCAGGGCCTTGCCGGCGGTCTCTGCCAGGATCTGCTGCAGGACGCTGCGGAAGATCATCGCGAGCCCGTCACCGAGGCTCTGTGCTGCCTCCAGCGCCTGCAGGCTGGAGTTGGCGAAGGCGTCGCCGATGTTCTCGGCGCTGCGCTGCGTCGCCTCTTGCTGCTTCAGGAACTCGGAGGCGTCCGGGCCCTGCAGGCCGGTGATCGAGTTGAAGCCGCCGGCCCCGGGCACGTATCCAGGCGCTCTATTCTGCCCGAGGAAGACGGCGAGCGGATCGTTGGCGCCCTGCAGGCCGACGAGGCCGGGGATCGTGTCGCCGTAGCCGGTGAACTGCGACATGCCGCCGGGGCTGTAGCCGCCACCGTAGACAGGCGATATGTTGGTGGCGTAGGCGCTGGCGCGCGCGAGGGCGGCCGCGCGCGATGGAGAACCGGCAAACCCCGGCGCGCCCGTGCCCGCGAATCCGGGGAGCGCCGTGGCTCCACCGGGCGCGTTGAGCGCAGCGTTGAAACCGGAGAAGGCCTGCTGCTCCTGCGCGGCCCGGCCGAGTGCGGCGAGGGCCGCCGCCATGTCCGGGGTGCGCGAATCCCCGACGTTCGGCACGTGGATCCCGAGCGCGCCCATCGCCTCGCGCTGCTCGGGGGTGGTGTACGCGCCGCCGGCGGACGTCATGGACCTCAGCAGGTCCTGAATCTGGGCCTGCCGGCTCGACCCAACGGCGCCCGGCGCGCTGGAGAACAGGCCGGGATACTTCCCCGCAAGGGCGGCCTCGGTATTGAGCCTCTTGAGGCTCTCCGTGATCGCATCGGCCTGCTTGGCAAAGGCCGAGCCCGCCTCCGTGGCCGCTTTCGTGTTCTCGCCGAAGCCGAGCATCTTCAGCGCGGCCGTGGAGAGCGCCGAGCCAAGGGCCAGCACGGGCGCGATGGCCAGTGAGGTCAGGAATCCCTTGGCCAGGTTGCCCGACACGTCGAGGGCGCGCTGCAGCGCGTGCTGCGCCCGCGAGTGGCCCTCGATCGCGACGGTGAACTTTTCGGTGGCGCCAGCGGCGCCGGTGGCGGAGGCCTTGACGCGGTCCGTCGCAGACGCGAAGTCGTCGGCGCCGTACCGCGCCCTCCGCGCGTCAATCGCCAGCTCGAGAGTCGGCACCTTTAGTCCTCCACCTCAGCCTGTTCGCGCACGTGCGCCAGCCAAGCCACGTCCATGGCCAGGAGCGCGTCCAGCCACTCGCCCCGCTCGGATCGCGGCACGTCTCGCATGTCCAGCCACGCCCCGATGTCGCACATGGCCAGCGGTAGCGACCCCGCGATCGAGGCGCCGCGCGCCGCCGTCAGCTCGAGGAAGGCGTCCCAGTACGGGCGCAGCGCCGACACCAGCTCCGGCCGCTTCTCCAGCGCCGGGATGTCGTGCCCCTGCGCCGCGAGCCGCTCGAGTCGCTCTGCGTGCTTGCCGTGCTCGAGGATCCACGTCAGGCACTCCGCGAGTTTCCCTCGGCGTCCTTCCTCGCCGAGGCGTGGTACGCGGCCGCGTCGCTCGCGGCCTCTTCGAGGAACCGCCGCAGGTCGCGGCACCGCTCGTCGCGCAGGAACTCCAGCGCCTTCTCCGGGCTGTACGGGATGGGCTTGCCGTCGGCGTCGTCCACGCCATCCCACCCCAGCAGCACATGCCGCGCGAGGGTCTCGAGCGCAATCTCGCCCAGCACCTCGGGCGCGATCTTGGCGCGCCCGACGCGCGCCTGCTCGTCGGCCAGCCGCTGCCGGTGGCTGTCGAGGGCGCGCTTGTTGTCCATGCGGGCGATGCGGAAACGCATCCCGGGCACGAACTCGGCCCAGCGACCCTCGCGGTCTAGCTCCGGGTCGATCATGGCCTGGTAGAACTTCATTGGATCTCCGTTGGGGGCCTGCTGCGGCTCACGGCGCAATCTTGGAAAAGCGCATCATCGTCAGGTCATAGGACGCGGTGCTGCGCTTCGCGCGGAAGCCGATGGTTGCGACTGCGTCGCTGTCCTTGCCGCCCGCCGTGCGCGTCGCGCTCGTGTACACGATCGCGGGAAACTCGATGACGTAGCGGTCGTTCGCGGCGTCCACGAACGAGAGCCAAAGCGAGCTGTCGGTCTTGGCCTTCGCCTTGTCCCAGTCGGCCTTGCTGGCATAGTAGGCCTCGAAGCTGCCCTCCAGCCCGATCGAACCCATGCCGAGGTCGATGGGCCCCAGCGTCCCGATCGCCAGGTGTCGGCGCAGCCGGTTGTCGAGGCTGAACTGCACGGCCGTCAGGGACACCACCGCGCCCGCGACGCAGGCCTTGTCGATGTTGTTGACCGACGAGAACTGCACGCTCGTGGGCGCCGCGATGATGGCGCCGGTGCCCGTTGTCGCGCTGGCGGACGCCACCGTCTTGCCCAGTGTGTCGAAGGTCTGTTTGATCAGCCCGTTCGTCGGCACGGACAGCGCCCAGCGCGACACCATCATGCCCGTCGCAACGGCGTATTCGTTCGACAGGTCGGTGAACTGCGCTTCGAACATCATGCTGTGGATCGTCGTGCCGGGCTTGATGTCCTGGCTCTGCTTGATGACCACCGAGGCGCCGGCCGACTCGTTCACCAGCGTTCCGCCCGAGACCGTGATGACCGTCGTCGTGACGTTGGTCATCTTCCAGACCGAGTTGTTGCCAGCCTGCGCGGCGCCCGTGATGCGGATGAAGCCACCGGCCACGATGCCGGCGGCCACGAAGTCGCCCGACGCCCGCGTGATCGTGTTCCCGGCGGCCGCGAAGGTCAGATTGGTCAGCGCAGCGAGCAGAACTCCGGCCTGGAAGTCGCTGGTGACGAGCATCGCCGCGCGGATGAAGTCGTCGTGGATCAGGTAGGCGAAGGGCGCCTCGATCTGCCCGGCCGCGCCGAAGTCGGTCATGATCGCGTCGACCGTCTGCCGGTCGCTGCGGATCTCGTCCGTCTCGGCGAAGGCGGGCGTCATGTCGACGCCGTAGCGGCTGTAGCGCACCTCGCGCAGTTGGACGCTGCCCGCGCCAGGGTCGACGCCATACGTGCCGCCGGCCGCGTCTTTCTCGGACTTGTAACTGACCTTGAGTAGTGCGCCGCTGGCCATGTGAGTGCCCTCCTAACCGTGGTTTTCTGACCAGTGCAGCAGCAGGTCGCGCCGCGACGAGTCGATGTATTTCTCTTGGCTGATCTCTGCGACCCAGGGCAAGAAGACGTCGCTGTTGACGTCGAGTCTGCCGTTCTTCCAGCCCATGCCGGGCACGTCGTACCCGCTGCCCGTCAGGTCCTGGTTCGTGTACTCGAAGCACCCGATGATCGGGTTCGCCGCGAGCAGCGCGAAGAACGCGTGGAACCAGTAGGCGTACTGCGCCGTGCCGTCCGCGGGATCGGGCAAGATCGTGCCGCCCGGCATGTCTTCACCCACGGCCTCGGCCTCGAGCAGCATCACGCGACGGCTGTGCGCCACCGCGTAGGCCAGGAAGGTCACCAAGTGCGTGTTCACCGGGTGCCCGGCGGTGAGGTACTTGTCCTTGCGGAAGACGTCGACGGCGAACCAGTCGACGTAGGCGTCGCCCGGATACCAGTCGTCGTAGTTGCTGGCGGGCGTGGCCTCGATGCCCCACACGAAGGCGACCTTGGTCGCGCCCGCGGCGCGGACCATGTCCACGATCTTGCGGAACGCGGCAGGGTAGTACGCGGTGGTGTAGTGGCCGTTGCACTCCCACCCGATCGCGAGGAAGACAGGCTTGTCGAACTCCACGAGCGCCTGGGCGAGCGTGTCGATCTGATCGTCGTAGGTGCTCGTGGTCGCGATCACGTCGTCGAGTGGGATCTGCGGGTCGCCGGTCTGGTCTTGCAGCGTGATCCCGAACCGCGGCACGTAGCCGAGGCCGTCAAGCTCGTCGAGCACCGCGACCAGTTGCTCCGTGGTCGGGTCGGGGTGATCATTGATCCCGAGGTTGTAGACGTGGGCCACGATCCCCGGCAGGTGATCGGGCGGTTCGCTCTCCTCGGGCGGCGTCACGAAGTCGTGGTAGGCCTGCACGAAGTCCTGCACCTCGAGGCCCGAGTCAAGCACGGCGACGTTCCCGTCCGCGACGAAGGCCGCGATGTGGGCGACGCCCATCGCGATGTAGGCCGCGTCGGCTGTCTCGCGCCACCCCTCAGCCGCAGCCGTGAGCACTGAGTGGAAGTCGGGGTGCTGGAATCCGCCCGGGTGACTGGCGTCGTCGGCGCCCGGCGTCTGCAGGTGGATCTGGTAGCTGTAGATCAGGCACTTCTGCCCGAGCATGCCGGCGGGCACGTCCGGGCCGGTGGCCGTCGCCAGCAGCTCGTTCTTCGTCCACTTGGCCAAGTCCTTCTTGCGGCCCTGGGCCTTGACGCCGTCGCTGTCGGCCACGGTGAGGTACCGCTGCGTGATCTTGAAGGCGACGGGACCGAGGCGTGCGCTCACGAAGCCACGCGCCACGAAGAACTCGCCAGGCAGTTGCTCGCCGAGGTTCTGCAGCGAGCTGGCGTAGTACCCGCGCGCGCCCGCGCCGGCTGTGGCGTTGTCCCACCCCGACCCGGAGGAAACCGCGTCGACGTCCACTGTGGTGGCAGAGTGCGCCGTGATCCGCGCCTTGAGCGAGGCCTTGAGCGTCGCCGCTTCCGTCGGGCTCTGATCCGCCAGGAACTCGGCGACGAGCGAGGCCGCGCGGAACCACTGGTAGTTCCCGCGCTCGTTGCCGTTGACCGAGAAAGTCACCGCGGCGAGCACGTCGGCCTCGTCGAACAGCGACGCGTGCAGGCGCTCGTCGCCCGTCAGGAAGTAGGCGTCAAGCATGTTCTCGTCGTAGAGGTGCTGGTCGCTGTTCCCGTCGTCGAAGGTGCCGGTGGTGTGGGCAAGCGTCCCGTCGTTGCTGGCGCCAGGGTCGTCCGCGTCCGCGAAGTCCGAAGAGCGCGGGATGGCCCACTCGGCGAGGTAGACGGCCATGTCGAGGCCGCGGAAGAGCTGCCCGCCCTTGCCGTAGCGCAGGAACGCGTCGACCAGCCGGACCTCGCCGGCCGCGTGGTTGTTGTCGCCGCCCGTCGTGCTCGAGGCGCGGAAGCGCAGCACCTGCATGCTCTCGTTGCTGACGGCCGGCGTGTGCGCGATCCCCAGCGCGGTGTAGAGCTCCTGCTGTTCCGCTATGGTCGCCAGCCGATAGGGGAAGACGCCCGCCGCGTCGTACTTGCTGTAGTCGGCGAGACGCCCGTACAGCGGGTAGTCGAGGCGCTTGACGACCTGCGACGGAAGGCTGGTCGACGGCAGCGCGCCGATCGGTCCGGCGTGGAACGAGAAGACGCACTCCCGGCTCTCGTGCATCCGCCACGGGAAGACGTACTTGTCCGGGTTGTAGCGGGGGAAGAGGCCGACGCCCACCGACCCGTTGTCATTCCCGCGCAGCGATGCGGGCCAGAAGAAGGGCATGTGCCGGATGCCGATGGTGCAGCCCGCGGACGCGCCGGACAGGTTCAGGTACCCGTGCTGGGGCCAGCTCCCGGCCGGCAGGTCCACGGTGAGGACGTTGTCGTCGCGCTTCTCCCATCCCTGTTGCGTGAAGACGCCGGCTCCGTCCTTCGTGATGTGCGGCTTGTACGCCGGCCCCGTGCCCGAGACGTCGGTGGTCGCTGCCGTGCTGTACTTCTGGTAGCAGTAGACGTCCTTGGGCTGCCCGACGCCGCCGATGCTCTGCGCCGTCTCGGAGCCAGGGTTGCAACACACGAGCGTGCGGCTGGCGCCCGCGTTGATGCGGAACCCGATCTCGACCCAGCCGAGCTGCAGATGCTTGTTGTCGTCGGTCGAGGGCGAGGCGTTCAGGTGCCAGGTGTCGTTCTGCACCGTGAACGTGACGGCGATGTCCGGCGACTGCGCGGCCGCAACGAAGCGGCATGCGAACTTCGCCACCGTGACGGTCGGGGCGGTGCTGGCCGCCAGCTCGCCGTCGATCCGCAGGCACGCGCTGGCGGGGCCGTTGTCCTCGACGCGGCCGACCGCCGTGGAGCGGATGACGAGGCCCGTCACCCCGTCTGCCATCGTGCCGAGGAGGCCTGGGCCGCCCGTGCCGGACGCCATGATGGTGAGCGCGCCGATCTTGACGCTGTCGAAGAGATTGAAGGACGGGACCTTCACCGTCGCCGTCACGGCGCCCGTGGCGAGCGTGTAGACCCCGCCCGTCAGGCTCAGGAGGTCGGACCCGGCCGACTTGCCAACGCCGGACCCGCTGATCGTGAGGGTCGTGGTGGTGGCCGGGTTGACCCGCGCCTTGAAGAGCGCCCACTTCGCGAAGCCGCTGGGCCACTTCTGCAGCGTGCGGGCCTGCCAGATCGAGGCCCCGGAGAGCGACAGCTCCGGGCGCCCAGCAAGGTCGGCCACGAGCAGGTCGGGCAGCGGCACCGCGAAGGTCACGAGCGTGTCGGTGTCGGTCCACGCCGTCAGCGCGGCCGGTATGACCTTCGCGACGCTGACGTCCAGCGGCAGGTAGTCCGACGGCGGGCCGCCGCCGCCACCACCTCCGGGGACGCCGTTGGCCAGCGCGTCCACGTAGGACAGGGCGTCGGAAGGAAAGTGCGAGAGGCCGTACAGCACCATGCCCGTGGGCGGCTCGTAGAGCGAGCCCGTGGGGTAGATGCTGTCGACCACGTCGTCGGCGACGGTGATGGGCGCCTGGAACGGCAGCGTCACGTTGAGCTGCCACCACGCGCCGTCGCGACCAACCGTGCGCAGCGCCGGCTCGCCCAGCACCACGCCCTGCTGGCTGGTCGACCGGAAGGCCTCGTCGATCGTGTCGACGATGGTGAGGGCCTGGCCATGGCCGATCCCAGCCGGCACGAAGACCTGGGCCACCGCCATGCCGATCTGCCGATACCACTGCCGCTCGCTGCCCTCGGGGTGGATCTGGCTCCCCAGGAGCACACTGAAGCGCGCCCAGGCCTGGCCCAGCTCAGGCGCAAAGGCCTGGTCGTCGTACTGCGTCGTCAGCCCTAGGGGCGCCTCAACGTAGCTCTGGAAGCGCGCCCGCAGCGCCTCGGTGATGTCGCCGAACGTGGCGGCCGCATCGTCCGGGCCGGCCTCGCTGTGCTCGACGGACTCGTCGCTGTACCAAGGGACGCGCACGGTCGCAACCCACCAGGCGCCGTCCCTGTGCGGCCCGTCGACGCGCGGCTGCCGGAAGATGACGTTCACGTCGTCGCCCACGGTGGCGCCGCGGAAGACCGCCACGACCGCGTCGGCGAGCTGCACGGCCGAGCCGTCGCCCTGGACTACCCGGCAGCGGCATTCGACGACGAGGTCTCCGGCGCGCCGGTACTTGGGGATGGACCCGAAGTGCGTCTGATTCGTGCCCGCGTGGTCGACCCGCACGCGGGCCCAGCGCGCGGACGCCAGGGCCACGGCCTCGCTCTCGTTGTCGTAGACCGCCGGGATCACGAGGGCGTCCTCCACCTCAGTCCCGAAGTGCTGGCGGATCGCCCGGTCGATGCGCGTGTACCAGGCGACCCCCTCGGGCTCGCTGCCACCGCCGCCGCCGTCGCCGAGGTACTCGTATTCGAGCCACTCGTAGATCGTGGCCATCATGTCGGCGTAGACGTCGGCGTCGCCGGTCAGGATCACAGCGTCCTCGTGCACGCCATCGGCCGCGTCGGCGCCGTTGACCACGAGCCGCAGGCCCGTGCCCATGAGCTCCTTCATCGCGCGGCCAGACCACACGCTGTGGACGTTCGGCTCGTCGTGGGTCAGGTGCGTTTTGTCGTAGGGCGCGCCAGCGGTCGCGGGCGCGAGGTAGCGCATCCAGCACTTCTTGTTCGCCACGTTGTCCGCGTACTCTGCGGGCGCCTCGGCCATGACGAGCGGCGCCATCTCGAAGAGGTTCGTCTGGTCGCCGATCGAGATCGGGAAGCTGGGCCAGTCCCACGTCTTCAGGATCGTGATGTTCGCGTTGTCGGCCAGCGCCGCGGTGAGCGGCGAAGCGATCGTGATCTGCCCGCCAGCCAGTCCCACCGAGACGCGTGGCCGGTCGCCGATGCCCGAGAGCACGAGGAAGTCGCCCTTGATGATCGTGCCGGTGCCGGTGTCGACCGGGATCACGGTGGTGCCGATGGGCAGGCCGCCCGGGGCGTTGACCTTGTAGCCGGTGCCCGTGCCCGGCACCTGCGGGAAGAACCATCCGGCGCCGGTCTGCTGGAAGACGGGCCCGAACGTCTGCGTGCGCTCGATCGCTGCGCAACGCAGTGCGGCGCGCGTGTCGACCGCGAGTTGCCCGCTGCCGCCGGGGAACATTTGCGGCGCGCGGTTGGGGCCCCACATCGTCGCGAGCACGCCGAGGCCGCCCGCCGAACTGCCGCCGCCCCACAGCCGCGTCGGGTCGAGATTGAACTCGGCCACGAGCTGCGTAACGACGTACTGCACCGCCTGCGGGTAGGACTTGATGGTCATGAACCAGAGCGGGTCGGCCATCGGATGCGTGCCCGTCGGCAGGCCCGTGGGCACGCCCAGCGTCGGCGCCCAGTTGCATCCGTTGCCGCGGTAGCTGGGCCCGAACAGGTTGTTGTCCGGGTCGTAGGCGACGCTGGCTTCCGTGTTGCCCGTGTTGTCGCCACGCGCGACCGGGCTCGCCACGAGGATGAGGGCGCTGTGGGCATCGAGGATCGCCGCGAGCTCCGGCCGGCTCTCGTCGATCACGTCGATCATGTCGCAGTCGATGACGTTCTCGAGGATGTTGTAGATGCACGCCGGGTGCCCCTCGGGGTTCGGCGTGCCGTTCGGCAGGAAGACCTTCAGGATCGCGTGCGGGTGATCTGGCACCGGGCTGACTGTGAAGGCGCGCGTGGCGATGGCGGTGTAGGTCGTCACGGGGGCAGGCCTTCGACGTCGAAGGTCGCGAGCAGTTCGTGGGCCGTGAGGTCGAATATGCCGCCGGGGGAGGGGGCCTGCGTGCTGCTGCCGCCCTCAAGCCGCTCGATGTACGGCACGGAGTTGTGGATCACGACCAGCGCGAAGGGCGGGATGTCGGCCAGCGCGGCCTCGGCGCGCCCGCGCGCCACGCTGCCGGTCGGGTCGACGCCTGGGATCTCGCCGCGCGCGTAGTCGTTGACGGAGACCTGCGTGTTGAAGCGCGCGTGCCCCGTGTCGACGGGCATCTTGTCGTCGATGCCGGCGAAGGCGTCGAAGGCCAGCTTCTTCTGCGCCGTGACGACCACATTGGCCGGCATCGTTTCGGCCCAGGCCTGCACCTCGCGATTGAACTCCTCGATGTTGCTGGTGCCGGTCATGCGCGCACCTGCAGTTCGTAGGCCGCGATGTCGTCGCCCGACTGGTAGGGCCGCACGGTCACCACGATGTGCGAGACGCCGGAGAGCGAGACGGTCATGCCCAGCAGCGGCACGAAGGCGCCCTTCGCCGGCAGGATGACGCGCAGGTCGCGCCGCTGGATGACGTCGCCGTCGATGTACCGCTGCTCGTAGGGGAACGGCGGCGAGACCTTGAAGGGCCCGAGGACCGCGCCCGCCGGCGCGCTGCCCGTCACGCGGTCGTAGGTGCCAGGCACGTCGGTGAAGATGGCCGTCGGTCCGAACGCCTCGACCATCTCGAGGGCCATGTCGGCGAAGGCGGTGTCGAGCTCGGTGGTCACGCCCGGATGACCGTCCCGCCCGCCAGGATCAGGGGCCGGAGCAGGCCATCGACCAGGGGGCGCCACTTCACCTGGCTGCGGCCGCCAACCCACTGCTGCGTGCGCGAGAGCGGGCCCAGCGTCTCCGTCAGGGCGGACAGGGCTCCGGTGTCGGTGATGTCCGGCACGAGGGAGGAGGTCTCGCCACCCCCGGTCAGCGCCTCGAAGGACAGGATGGCGCAGGAGCTCTTCAGGCGCAGCGGCAGACTGGTGGACTCGACCGTGAAGCCATCGTCGTCCTCGACGCTCGTGCGGGGCCAGTCGAGTGCCTGGGCGGACTGCACGCGGCTGCCGCGCCAGCGCTGGCCGTAGAGTGCGTCGAGCGCCTCGGTGGCGGCCCGGATGGCCTCCTCCTTTTCGGCCGTGAGCGCAGCCGTCCAGTCGTCAGGCGCGCCGTGGTCGGCCCAGTACAGGTCCGCCTCTGCCGCCGAGAGGTACGCGTTCGCGTTGCTCAGGCCCGAGCCAGTCTCGACGACGTGCGCCATGACGCCCCCGGATCAGGAGTAGGTGAAGGCCGAGGCCTTGGTATGCGAGCCGTTGGCGTTGCCCACGATGACCGACACCGCGCCCGCGCCGTGAGCCGGCGTGACGCACGTGATGCTGGTGTCGCTCACCACGACGATCGACGTCGCCGGGTTGCCGCCGAACGTCACGGTCGGCGTGCCGCCGCGGCCGAAGCTGAAGCCGAAGCCGGCGATCGTGCGCGCGTCGCCACCGGCCGTGGTGCCGGTGTTGGCCGTGACGGACGAGACCTCCACGCGGTCGTAGGCCGTCTTGCCCGCCACGCGCAGGAGCGCGATCGCGAGCTGCGCGGACGTCATGCCGGCGTCGTAGATCGGCCCGCCAGCAGCGGCGATCTTGTCGCGCAGCTCCTTGTCGCTGAAGAGCACCGGCAGCAGCAGGTCGGCGTCCGTGATCGGACCCGTCGAGTACTCGAAGCCTGGCAGCCAGCCCAGCGCCACCGCCGCGGCAATCTCCGCCGGCGTGGAGTTCACGAGCCGCGCGCCGCTCGCCTCGAAGTACGGAATCGTGCGTGTCGTCACGTGCTCACCCTCCACGCCATGCGACTGTCAACTCGCTGCCCGCGGGGCCTGCCACCGGAAGGCAGCCGGCCCTCCATGTCTTCACTCGCCCTTCGGCTTGTGCCTGTGGGCCGCCTCGGGCGCAGCCACGACCGTCCAGCCCGTCGCCTCATAGTCGGCGAGGCGCGCGGCGAAGATGCGCTTGCGGGCCTTGCGGCCCTTGTGCTCGACCTCGATGGTCTCGTGCACCTTGGGGTCGTAGATCGCATTGTCCTGCTGCACGGCTGGCTCCTTCGTATGGCGGCGGAGTTCGGGAAGGCCGTGACCGGCGAGGGCCGCCACCCCCGCCGGTCACGGCATCAGCTCACCGGGCTACGAGTTCTTGATCTCGTAGCGGCAGGCGCGGTCGGCGTCGATCTCGCGCACGCCCCACAGGGCGTCGACGACGCACACGGTCTTGCTGTTCGCGCCGTCGTAGAAGATGCGCGCGCGCAGCGAAATGCCCGTCACCGGATCCTGCACCGTGAAGACCCGCACGCCGAGGTCGCGGATCGTCTCGTCCGGCAGCGCGGCGAAGCCGACGGCGGCCCAGTCGCGATGGAAGGCGAGGTTGAGGTTGTCCGTGACGTTGTCCAGCGCGCCCGTGCCCGCCGCGCCCTGGTTCAGGGCCGCCAGGTCGTTGATCGCGAAGGTGTCGCCCGAGGTGCAGCCCACGCGCAGGCCCGGGTTGATGACGAACGTGCCGCCGCCGCCGGACATCGTCACGTCCGCCGTCACGGCGTACTGGTTGCCGCTCTCGGCGCCCGACGTGAACTTCAGGATCGAGCCCTTCTTGTAGGCCTCGGTCGTGCCGAGCGCCGTGACCGCGATGGAGGTCGCACCGGCCGCGGCCGTCGGGCCCGCGCCCAGGAAGTCCGTGATGTCGGCGTAGGCCTGCGTGCCGCGGTTCTGGTTGGCGAAGAACTCGTACCCGTAGCGGCGGCCCAGGAAGCCGCGGAGCTGCGTGTCGAGGCCGACCTGGCCGGCACCCTGCCACTGCGCGAAGGCCGACAGAGCGAGCAGGTCGGCCTGCTCCTTGCCGCCGATCATGAAGTGCATCGCGGCCTCGTCGTCGATCGGCACCTTGAGGTCGAACTGCGCCTTCTGCACGGCCAGAATGCCGGCCATCGTGGCCGCGGTGGCCGCGGAGGGCTCGACGTAGGCGTGCGCCACGGTCGGAATCAGCGCGGCCAGGTCCAGGTCGATGGCGTCCGCGATGGCGTAGCCGGCCGGCATGATGTGGTCCGTGATGATGTCGGAGCCGGTCCAGGCCTGCTCGTTGTCCGGCAGTGCGAAGCGCACTTCCTTGAAGGTGGACAGCGTGATGTCCACGGTGCCGACGCTCAGGTCAACCGCCGAGCCGGGGGCGCTCTGCGCCGTGAAGACCGACGGCTTCTTGATGCTGATGACCTTGCCCTTGCCGACGTTGCGGCGTTCGGCGTCGTAGCCGCGGTTCACGCGGGCGGCGAGGCCGAGACGCTTCATCAGCGCCTCGAGGGCCTTGTTGGCGTACAGGATGGGGACGTAGTTGCCGAGAACGTTGGTCACGGGAGTTCCTCGCGAAACGTGTGTGCACGAATGACTGAGCCACTCGTCCGCGCGGCATCCCGCCTACACGTCCGCGCCCGCGGCATCCCGCCTACGGGCTCCCCGATCAGCTACTCGACGTACTCCACCGTGGTGCCGGCCTTCGCGGCAGCCTCCTCGCGCGCCTTGAAGACCGCCGGGTTGCGGGCTTCAGCGCGTGTGATCGTGACCCGGCCGCTGGAGCGTCCCGCTCCGCCAGAGCCCCCGGATCCGCTTCCCGCGGCGCCGGAGCCCTCGAAGGCGCGACCGAAGACGTCGCTGCCCTTCATGGATTCGACCAGTTCCTCGATGCTCATGTCGCCCGTCGCGCCCGACTTGCGGGTCACGGCGAATGTCTTGCCGTCGTCGGCGAGAACCCGGGCGATGAAGTCGCCGTCGGATTCGACCACCTTGACGCGGTTCTTGACGTGCGGGAGCAGCAGCTCCGGCACGCCCTTCAGCCTGGAGATCGCGGCCGTGGCCGCGGCGTCGACGACCTTGCGCTCCAGGATCTCGCGGTAGCGCGCGGCCGTCTTGCGCTCGCCGTCGATCTCACCGTCGAACTTCTCCTTGAGCTGGCGGGCGTGGGCCTCCATCTGCTCGCGGACCTTGTCCTCGGGCGTCCACTTCTCCATTTGGGCAGCCTTGGTCATGGCCGCGCGCGCCAGCTTGGGGTCGATACCGTCGAACAGGTGCAGCGCGCCCTTCAGCTCGTCGCCGCGCGCGCGCTCGGCCTCGAGGGCCCCGCGCAGCTTGGCCGTGTCATCGAGCTTGAAGTCGCCGACGGACTCGACGTCCAGGATGAACGACTTGCCGTCGGCGTCGGCCTTGTAGAGGCCGCGGAGGGCGTCAGGCACAGCATCGAGCGAGGCCAGTCGGGCCTTCAGGGCCATGGTCGTCAGGTCTCAGCGCCGCGCGCAGGACCCCAGTCCACGCCTCGGCCATCGCCACGGGCTCCAGTGCTACGGCACGGCATGGGCACTTTCAACTGCCACCTGACAGTTTCTCAAGCTCGTCGAGCGTGAGGATCCGGTCCCGCTGGGACACGAGGTCGTCGAGGGTGATCTTGCCGGCCTGCCACAGCGCCACGCGCCCGGGGCCGAGGGCCTCGGCGGCGTGGTCGCTGCCCGGCCCGTCGATCCAATCGGACCAGGTCGTCGTCGCCTTCACCGGGCCGTCCATGGACGCCCGGACTCCTGGTGGCGCGTCCCGGAGCCGGATGCCCAGCTCCTTCCAGGTCTTCGTGCGCGCCTGAAGGACGCACCTGCAGTTGGGGTGCGCCGGCGGGACCGGCGCCGTGTCGTCCTCGAGGTCGAAGACCTGGCCGTCCCGCAGGCCGCAGATCGGGCAGGTCCGCTCGTCCAGGGTCGCGTGCCAGACGCGCCCGGCGACGACGTCGGCGTTGGCCCGGAAGGTCTCCAGCCTGGCGTTGTTGCTGACGTGCCCGACCGCCGTCCGCACGAGGCGCTCCGCCTCGCTGCGTGTGGCCTCCAGCACCCCGTCGCTGAACCCCAGCGCTCTGGTCCCCCGGATCCGCTGCACGAGCTGGGGCACCGTCTCGCCCTGGGTGAGCCCGATGGTGAGCTGGCGTTCGACGCCGCGCTGCGCCTTGGTGGTCAGGTCCCCGAACCACTGGTCCAGGGTCGCGCCAGCGAAGGGCCGCCGCCCCACGATGGAGCGCAACAGCGGCAGGTTCGGGCCGGTCATGCTCACCTGCAGCGGCACGTTCGCCTGCAGCACGGCCTTCTGCCAGCGCGACTCCTTGACAGCCAGCTCCTTCAGTTCGTCCCGCAGGGGCTTGGACGCCGCGTGGATGCCCTCGGCCAGCGTGCCCCGCAGCTCGGTGGCCAGCTTCTTGAGGCGCTCGGTGGACTCAATCCCGACGTCCTCGCCGCGGTCGTCGATGCGCCGCAGGCGGGCCTCCAGTTTGTCGAGCAGGTCGGGGAACACGTCCTCGTTGAGGGCCGCGACGAACTTCCGCACCTCGCCGCTCTTGTAGCGCTCGAGGAAGAGGGCTCGGCGGATCCCGAGGTCGAAGAGCACGTCGTCGACCGGGCGCCCGTCGAGAGCGGCCAGCAGGTGCTCGTCGATGCCGGGGGGCTGCGGGGTCACGCGGCCTGCTTGCCGCCCTCATCGAAGGGCGGCGCGTCCTCGGGCGGTGGCTGGCCGCCAGACCCCCCGAACAGGTTGCCCAGCCGCGGCCCCTCGACCGCGATGGCCTCGGCTTCGTCGTCGACGTTGAAGTCCTCGGCGTAGACCCCGCGTCGCGCGACCTCGCGCAGGAAGGTCTTCCGCGACAGCTCGCCCGCCTGGCGCTGGCGCAGCAGGAAGTCGCACTCGGCCTGCGCCTTGGCCGGCAGGCCGAAGTCGTCGAAGATCTTGACGGCGAAGTCCTCGGGCAGCTCGACCTCGATGTATGCGGCCGCGAGCTGGTAGCCGCGCCACAGCAGCGTTTCGAGTGAGCGCACCCACGCCTCGAGCTTCGACATCTGCCGGGTCGCGTCGATGACCTGGCCCGTGGCCGTGACGTCCTGCCGATTCTGCGCGAGCGGCTCGGCCCCCATCGCTTCCATGCGCGACTCGAGCATGTCGAGGTCCCTCTGCCCCGCCTCGATCGCGGCGCCAGAGTGCTCGACCACGGTGAGCTTCGCATTCGGGTTGACGTTGCGGATGCACTTGCCTGCGCCGACCACGATGGGCTTGGCGACGTCCTCGGTCGCGGTGCCGGATTCGTACATCATGGGCACGCGCGCGAAGTGCAGCGAGTGCCGCTGGTCGCTGCTGCTCTGCCAGTGCAGGAGGTTGAGCCAGGCGAGGCCCTCGAGGCACGGCCGGCCCTGCATGAAGCCCGTCTTCCGGAAGTACCCCGTCACCAGCGGGATCTCGGAGACTGACAGCCGGCCGGCGCCCACCGACGCCCATGTCTCGGCGGACTTCTCGAAGAGCTCCCACTCGACGGGCAAGTGGGCCCCCGCCTCGCGGAACACGCGGATGCGGTAGGCCCCGGCCTTGGCTTCGCGCCCAGGCTCGGGATCGCCCCACTCCCGGACGCGCATCTCCGTCAGGATGCGCCGGCCGTTGCTGGCCTTGCGCGAGGCCCACCAGATCAGGTTGGCCGCGCTAACGTGCGTGAAGTAGGGGTGAAGCTGCTGCGCGCGGATGTCCTCGATGAGGACGCCTGCGCTGTCGACCGGGTAGTCCGCGAACAGGTGCACGAGCCCGTGGTCGATCCCGTCGACCAACACGTCCTTGCAGAACTGCGTGAGCGTAGTACCCTCGTAGTCGGCGTCGGACTCGATGGGCTGCAGTTGCTCGTCGAGCGTATCGGGAGTGACCGTGACCTCTTCGGAGAACGGCTTGCCTGCGATGTCGTCGACGGTGTTGGCGTAGCCCTCGTAGAGCACGGTGCGCCGGATGCGCGTGTCGTAGTGGTCGTTGCTCTCGCCGTCCTCCTGCGGAAGCCAGCGCGTGCGCCGCTCGCGCATCGTCAACGTGCCGCCGCGCAGGTCGTGGACCAGCTCCCAGTGGTCTTGCATGGCCCGCCAGTTGGCGCACGGGACATCGAGGTCCTTCAGCGCCACGGAGTCGAACCCCAGTCCCGCAGGTGCCGTGTCGTAGGCCACGCTCGTCCTCCTCAATAGTTGCCCGCCGCCGAGCGTCGGCCCGGACAGCGAGCGCCGGCGCTGCGGGCACGAGGCCGCGCACGCTCCGGAAGCGACGGGTTACGCCGCTGGAAATGGTGCACGGACGCGACCGACGCACGCTCACTCCGGCCGTGCCCGGAACCGTCTCCCAGCGGGTGGGCCATGACGCTCACCCGCCGGGCCCCTCCGGACCGCGCGGAGATTCGCGGCCCATGCGTTCCTTCATCGTGCGCAGCTCGTGCTGCAGCACCTGGATCTGGCGCGCCTGCTGCTCGCGGTCCGCCTTGCGCTGGACCTCGCGCTCGTCAAAGCGGCGGCGCCAGTCGCTCTCGTAGCGGGCCACAACCCACGTGAACCCGATGCATGCCAGCATGCAGACGGTGAAGACCGGCAGCGTGAAGACGAGCTGGTCGCTGTTGACCACGGGCGCGGGCCCGCCGCCTGTCTGCGCCATGAGCGGGACGGCCGACATCAGCAGCAGGGCCAGCGAGATTCCGCCGCACTCGATCGCGGCGCGTACCTCGCAGTCGCAGACCATCATGGCGCCGCAGCTCTCCCCGCAGGTCTCGCACGTGTGCCGGCGGCCGAAGAGGGCGGCGATCATGCCGGCGCGCCGTTCGCATCCGTGGGCCCGAGCATCGGCTCGTCGCAGCACGTCACGTCGTCGCGCGTGCAGACGGTGTGCCCCGGTGACTCGCGGTCCAGAGCCACGGACGCCTCGGCCTCGCGCATCAGAGCGCTATCGGCCCAAGCTTTGAGCGTGAAGTCCACGTCGCGCGGCTTGCCGAACTGCATCGGCAGCCGCACTGGCCCGTCGTGGTCGGCCGCGCCGCTCACGCGGGCGGCCTGTTTGGCGTGACCTCGGAGGCGATCCGACGGTCCACGGCCTCGAGCGGGCTGCTGGTGCCGAGGACGTTGTGCATCGCCGCTGCTCCCTTGGCGCCCCGCGAGGCGTCCGGGTCCGCGAGTACGGCCCAGTTGGCCCGGCCGCTCTTCGTGACGGCCGACTGCCCGAGGCGCACGCCGGCGTACATGAGCCCGGCCTTCGCCACGCCGCGCAATGGCGCCGGGAGGAAGTCCAGCAGCCCAGAGTCCTGCAGTGCGGCGGCGTTGTCGCTGGACATGCCGAACGTCAGCGCCGTGCCGCCGTCCGGGTGCTCGGCCGTGGCCGGCGTGTTGACCGTCACGCACGCGGCCAGCGCGAGCAGCCACAGCGCGACGACGACGGCGATCAGGATGCCTCGGGCCATGGGTTCCCTCCCTCAGTTCCAGCCGAGCCAGTCACCGACCAGCAGCAGCAGGGACAGGTTCTTGAAGTCGATGCCGGGCTTGCAGGCCGAGGCGTGCAGCCACGTCGTCTTGTCGCGCAGCGCGACGGCGTCGGCCTTCAGCGCGGGCGACAGCAGGCCCTGCGCATCCGCGGCCCGCAGGCCCATGAGGCACCACGGCGTGAGCGCGCTGTTCTTCAGGTAGTGCGGCGGGTCGACGGGCGACATGTCGTCGGGCAGCGTGCCCGGTGGCTTTCCGTCGGCTTTGGCCAGCGTGAAGCCCATCTCGCCGAGGTCCAGCGCGCCGCCGATGAGGGCATCGAGCTTGTCGTTCGTGCCGAACTCGCGGATCTCGCACAGGCCGCGCAGGTACGGCCCCTCGATCATCCACAGCGACCAGCCGCACCCGCCGTGGTCATCGGTGGGCGGCGCGAACTCATCGGCCGGGTTCACGGGCACGAACGGGTCGGTCAGGCCGAGGATGCCCGCCGCGCGCTGCTGCAGCACAAGGGCATAGAGCCCGTCGACCATCGCGGACATGACGGCGACGTCTTGGCCGGTCGTGGACGGCAGTGCGCGCTGCATGCGAACGGCGAAGGAAGCTGTCCAGCCGGCGGCGCGCGCGTTGCCTGACAGCGCCTGTCCCTGCTTCTTCACCTTCTCCGGGTCCAGCGTCACCCCGTAGACCGCGATGCGCAGCGCGTCGGCCAGCTTCGCGGCCCGCTTGCGCGTGGCGAGGTCCGGGGCCGCCGACATCGCCGCGAGCAGTTGGTCTACGGTCAGGTGGCCTGCGTCCCACAGCGTCGTCGGGACCACACCGCCGTCGGTCTTCTGCGGCCACGCCGCCCAGGCGCCGGACTTCCACGCGAAGAACGGGGAATCCCCAGGCCCGGCCGGCAGGTGTCGCTGCGTCTCCTCATCGCACCAGTGCGCATAGGCCGCGACAGCCGCGGGCGTCGCGGCGCCCAGCGCGAGCGGCTGGCAGAGGTGCGGCAGCACGCCTGGGACGATGCGCGGCGAGCCCTGCACCTCGACCTTCGGGTACTGCGGGAAGTCGGCCAGCGCCGCCAGCGCCGCCGTGACGGTCTGCGGGTAGCTGGCCGGCGCGTCGCGCGTGGCCCACTGCAGATAGCTGCCGTTCGCGACTTGCGCGCCGGACGGCTGGCACAGCAGCACGAGCAGAGCGGCGAAGTACAGCACCGCCGCGGCGACAAGCAGGAAACGATGGGCCACGGGCAGGCGCTGTGCGCTCATGGGGACTCGACCGCCGGGAAGTGTCGAAGCACTCCCGCGCTGCACAGCGCAGCGCGGATTACGCTGCGACGGCTTGCGATCGAATCCCTCTCTCGCGGTCGTCAGGCCCGGCGCTTGAATCCCTCGCGCGACCGGCACCCGCCCGAGCAGGAGGCCCGGACAAGCACAATCGCACCAGACCGCCGGGGTGGGTTCAAGCATGGGCCTGAGAGAATCACAGCGGATGCTCGGCCCACTTCGGGGCGCCGGTGACGCCGAAGCGCACGTGCTCCTGGTAGCCCATGGCGTCCGTCCAGTGCGTCACGCCCGGGTCGCTCTTCTTGTCCAGCTCGCCCGACCCGCCCTTCAGGAGCTGCACGGCCTCGAGGTCGTCGATCAGCGCCAGGCAGGCGTCCGGGTCCACGAGGGCGTGGATCCTCTCGTCGGCTGTGCGGAACCGGCAGCACATGGCGTTGACCCGGTCCCTCTCGGGCGGGTTGACGTGGGCCAGCACGAGGCGCAGCCGGTCGCCGAAGACCGGCCCGAGGTGGGCGCGCACGAGGTCCCAGTCGCTCCCCTGCGTCTGGCTCGTGTGGCGGCTGCCGCCCGTGACGTCGCCGTAGACCCGCACCTCGCCCTGGTGCTTGCCCCAGTCGGCGATCAGCTTCCGGCAGACGGCGGGCGTGTTGGACGCCTTCGGGATGTGCACTTGGCCGATCCAGCCGGTCACGACCTCGTCCAGTTTGGGCTCCTCCGCGCGCCACTCGTCCGGGACGCGGATGTCCTGCGCGACGGTCGCTACGCCCGGCTCGACGTTGAAGTCCAGGCCGATGAGCAGCGGCGCCCGCGGCGCGTACAGCGGCCGCAGCTTCCAGCGCGTGTGCACCGCGCGGTCGAACGTGTAGTAGGCGCGCCCCTCGGCAGCGACCCACTGGACCATGACCTCGCAGGCGAACTCGAGGGGCGACATGGAGCCGCGCGCGCGCTCGACGGCCTCGGGCGTCCAGATGTCGGTGCTGGGCCAGGTGAAGAGCCGCCACGGCTTCCCGGGCTTGGCCAGCGCGGCATCGCACACGGCCTTGTAGTGCTTCTTGCCCAGCTTGGACTTGCCGACCAGCCAGACCTTCCCGAGGCGCCCGCGCGTCGAGACCGCCGGCATCACGGTGGCCGGCAGGACCTCGGGCTTCATGTCGGCGAACTCGTCGAGGACCACGAGGTCGTTGCGCCCGCCCTCCGCGCGCGCCGGCTTGTCCATGCCCACGACCTGTAGGCGCGGGCCGTGGCGCAGCTTGACCTTCAGCTCGCTCTCGGACGGCTCGCCGCGCATCAGGGCCGGCGGCACCAGCGCCTTGATCGACTCCCAGTACAGGTCCTTGGCGTGGTCGCGCGTCGGGGCACAGAACTTGACCGTGTAGTCCTCGAGCAGCAGGGCCTGCACGTCCGCCCGCGTGATCGAGTCGGGCGGCCGCCCCGGCAGCAGCAGCTCGACGGTGCCCCGAATCTGCTGCCGCAACTCGGCGTCGGACAGCCCGTGCCCGCCGGCCTGCAGCGCCAGCAGGTAGGCCCGGCCCATGGCCTCGACCACCCCGCCGCGCTTCACCAGCTCGGTGCCACCCGACTGGCGCCCCTTCAGCAAGATCGAGAAGTCCGGGCGGGTCGCCCACCACGCGGCCTGGACGGGGTGGTAGTCGAGCGGCGTCCAGCGCGCCGGCAGCTCGAAGCCCAGCGCCGGCGGCAGTGCAGCGGCGGCGCGCATCAGCTCAGCGCGTCCGGTCGTCGAGGTGGTGCGCGATGATGCGCTCGGCCGCCTCCGAGGGCGTCTGGCCGAACAGGCCGGTGTCGACGAGGCGCTGCAGTCCGGACGCCACGCCCTGGGTGGTCTCCAGCGTCAGGCCGTAGCGGCGCGGCTCGGTCACCCCGCTGCCGCAGGCGCTGCAGGTGGAACCCGCGGCCGCGGGCGCTGCAGGTGGCGCGGCTGGCTGGTGGCCCAGCAGGCGCTTGAGGCCGACGGGGAACCTCATGGAGCGTCGTCCGATACATCCACGCCGAGATCGGCAGCGAGGCGTCGCCAGCCCTCGGTTCCGTCAGGCGGGTCGTCTTCTGGGCCATCTCCGATCAGCTCGCGCGACAGCGGGAGTTGGCTTCGGATCGAATCCCGAAGCTCCTCAATCCAGGCGCGCATCTCCGGGCTCAGTCGTCGGACGTGAGACTTGCCTGTCACGCGTGCTGCTCCGATGCTCCCCGCGGCTCCGCGAGGTCCAAGTTCCACAGGTTGTGCGCGCCGAACAGGAACCCCGGGTCCCGCTCCAGCAGCGCCGACGTGTCGATCAGCTCGGAGCGGCAGACCGGGCAGCGGAGCAGGCGCACCGCGCTGGTCGCGCGGTCGAAGGCTCCGGGGTGGCCAACGCGGCCGCAGTGCAGGCACAGGACGCTGGCGCCCGTCGGCTTGCTCTCGGGCACGGCTTCAGCCGGCCTGGAGCGGCGCGGCATGGGTCGGTTGCGTTGCATGGCCGTCACGCGCTCGCCGCCGCCGGCTTCGGCACGGCCCTGAACATGCCAGCGAGCGCCCGCCCGAACTCGGCAGCGACCTCGCGCCCGCCGGACCCGGCCTCGCCCGCATCGCCAGGGGCCAGGTTGTAGACCCGCGGGTCGAGGCACTTGTTGACGAAGATCAGGAGCGCGGCGTTGAAGACGCGCCGCCGCCCCACGACGCAGCCCTCGTGAAACACGGGCTCGTTCCAGCCGTGCACCGCCCGGTGGTAGAGGGCATGCCCAGCCTCGTCGCGCGCGCCGTCCCGGATCTCGTCCCACGCGAGGGAGAAGGCGCGGTCCTTCTCGCGCAGCGCGTAGGCATGAGACCTGGACACGCGGCCAGCCGCAGCGGCTCGCGTGATGTTGTGAGGCCAGCGCTTGAGTGTCTTCAGGAACCGGCCGCGCCAGTCGCTGAAGCGCAGCTCCGGCGGGACGGCCTTTTGTGGCGTCCGTTCCGTCCGGTGCGCGCGGCTGGCAGGCCGCCACCCCTTGCCCCCCTTCCGGATCGTCTTCTTCGCCAACCGCCGCCTGTCGCCCGCGGAGCGCGCCATGGCCCGGCGCGCGCGCGGGCGCACTGTGCCGGGTTAAGACCCCGGGGCTATGGTGCCAGACGCGGGCCGCCTTTCAAGGCATGGGCGCGCGCCTACGGCCACCCAGCATGACGGTCTCCAGCAGCGCGCGCACCCGCAGCGCCTGCGCCAGCGTGCGCACCCAGCGGCGCTTCCGGTGACCAGCGACCTGCAGCCCCACATCGAAGCCGCCCCACGGGCCGCCATGTCGCGTGATGCCGACTGGCAGGCTGCGCGACCGCCCTCGCATCCGCCTGGCTGTCTGGACGCAGGCGATCCCCAGCGGCAGCCCGCGCCGTCTGCGCTCCTCCGCCACCCACGCCTGCGCCGCCCTGAGTGCGCCTGCCTTGCCTTCGTAGTCCGTGTCGGCGAAGCACGCGCGAGTCGGGACACGCCGGACCGTCACCTGCGCGCGCCAGCCTCCGCCCTTAACGTGGCGATAGATCCAGGGCCCGGATCTCATCGCACCCACTCCACGTTGGCCCCCATCCAGCGCCGCAGCTCGGAGCGGCTCTCGAAGTGCTGGGCGGCGATGACGTAGGCCAGGACCATGGGGAACATGAGCATGAAGAAGAGACGCGCGGTCATCGGGTTTCCTCCGGTGTCGTCGACATGATAGCCGCCGCGCCCGGCCGCGTGGCGAGGTAGGCGTCGAGGGCGCGCACGACGGAATAGCCTTCTCCGCCATCGCGCAGCGCGCTCGGTTCGCACGCCAAGGCGGTACGCGCAGCCTGGCATTCTGCCGCCTTGCCAACGCCCGCCGCCCGCGTCTGCTGGGCCGTGGCCGCGTCCCGCTCGCGCCGCGCGGCATCGCGCTGGGTGGTGAGTCGCTGCACGTAGCCATTCAGTCGCTCGACTTCCTTCTCCGCCGCGTCGCGCTCGCGCATGGCCTTCTCGGTCTCGGGCCAGCACTCGGCGCGCACGCGGGCCTCGGCGGCGCGGATGGCATTCTCGACAGCAGCCCCCAAGGCGTCTCCGTCGTGTGGGCCGAAGCCGATGCGCCACGGAGCCGTGACACGCCAACCTTCGCCGCGCGGGATCGTCTCCGCCCCGCCCTCCCGCATCGGCGCGGCGGCTTCGGCGGGGGCGGGCGAGGCGTGGTTGGCGGCGCGGTCCAACGCTCGACACAGCGCGCACGCGGCGCCGGAATACTCATCTTCAATGCGCTGGTCGTGCCCGCCGACAGCATGCACAGTTACGTGCGCCGCGGCGTAACGCCAGCGTGTCGCGGCCTCGATTAGCGCCTGCTTCACCGCGTCGGCGCGGCGGAGGGCGAGGAGTTCGCGGGCCATGACTGCGTACTCCTCGGGCCGGTACTGACAGCCGGCTGCGATGTCATGCAAAGCCTCATCGTCCATCGTGGACCTCCTGCGTAACCTTCAGCGCCCGCGTGCCGCTGCGTCTCAGCGACTTCCAGTGACGAAGCATTGTGCGCCGGTTCGGATACCAGCGAATCGGAATGCTGCCGCAAGTTACCCACTCAATAGCCGTGACGCCGTAGCTGGTGCGCGTTGCCTTGCCGTCCATGCTCACTTCTCCTCGCCGGGCGTGCCGGCGGCGGCCTTCTTCTCGTCGTACAGCTTCCACGCGCTCTCCTTGATCCAGGTCAGCCCTGACGACTTCCAGCGCGTCAGGATCGCGCGGTTGATCCGTGGCCAGTCCACCGGAAGCTGGCCTTGGAAGTGGCACCACATCGCCAGCGCATACGTCAGCGCGACGTCCTTGCGCGTAAGGCCGGCGGCTACCTCCTGCTCGACCACGCCCTCGGGATCTTCGATGTAGATGTTCACGGAGCGCCCTTGGCTGCGGCGGCGACGGCGCGGAGGGCTTCCTCGCACATGTCGCGGATTTCCTTCACCGTGTCGTTGTCCCAGACGCTCTCGGCGGCAATCATCGCGAGGACGCGCCGCGGCAGCCTCTCCGCCTCGCCCGGCGCGGAAGGCGCGGTGGCGGCGGCCGGCTTCTCATTCGGCAAGTTGGCGATGGCCTCGCACGCAACTTCGCGGGCGCGGTCAAGCGCCACCATGGCTGGGTCGGTATCCCGATCATCGAAGCATGCCATGAATCCGTCTGCTGCCTCCTGAAGTTGCTGTGACGCCACCGCCAGATCGCGGACGCGCGGCTGCGGCACCGAGGAGGCGAGCTCCTTCGGCCATCTGCCTGCTATGCCGGACTGATATCCACGCTGGTAGGCCAACTTCTCTTCCCGACTGCGACTCACTGGCTTCTCCATCATGGCGCGCCTCCCTGCGCGTCGGGCTGGCGAGGCCACGGCATCCAGCGGATGACGAGGTGGCCGTTCTCGCAGTTGAGCCGCGCCAAGTACGCGGGGCCGGCATTCCTGCTGCCCTCACGCCATTCGCTCAGGACGACATCCTTCGTGTCTGGCGACCACGTCGCCTCGTCGTAGGTCACCGTCGTCCACGCCTGCGCCGCGGCGGGCTGGCCAAGCGCGCGGAGGCGGGCGGCTGCCTCCAGCAGCCGATTGCCAAGCGCACGGTCGCCATAGCCGCTCGCGTCCACGGCTTCAGCGATGTCGTTGATCTCTGCGCACAGCGCCTCCGCCTCCGCCGTCGCTGGCGGCGACGCGCGGGCTTCCTCGATTGCTGCGCCGAGTGACTGCCCGGGCTTCACCTTGATCGGCGTGCGCCCGATGCGTCGGCCGTCCGGGCCGATCCCCTCCGTCCCCCCGCGCGCTGGCGGCGATGGGGGCGCGCGGCGGGCGATAGCAGCGGCGATCATGTCCACCTTCCGCACGTCGCTGGCCTGCGAGTAGGCCGAGCATGCCGACAGAGACTCAATGGCCGCCTCCCGCATCCACGGCAGCACCTTCGCCTCGCTGGTCATGGGCCCCATCTCCATACTTGCATGTCGCGGCGCTGCTCCTTAATCACGTCATCCGCGGCGCGCAGACGCCCAGATCCTCCGGGCAGGAAGGCACAGCCGCACATCGCGTCGGACAGCCTCCGCAGTACGGCATCAACCTGCCGCCGCTTCTCGGCCCTGAAAGCGTGGGCCGATCCGTACTGGGCGATGATGTGCGCCGGAATCTTCGCTTCGCTGGTCATGGCCACACTCCGCCAGAGACTGATCGGATCACGGCATCACGCTGCGCCTGCGTCAGCATCGAATGCGCGCGCCGCGTTTCCTCCTGCTCGCATTCAGCGCGGACCACTTCAGCGTCAGGCTTCCGCTCGCCGGGCCAGTAAACGCCGCCGCCAGTCCATAGAGCCATCTTGTCTGCGCCGGGCAAACCGCACAGGCCGCAGATGTCCTCGTCTACCTCGCTGGTCATGGCTTCCTCCGGCGCGCGGGCAGCACTTCGGTGACGAGCACGCGGATGGCGTGATGCCCCGGCGCGCCGCGGCAGTTCAGCATCGTCTTGCTGCTGAACACGAGGGGCCACTCGGCCACTCCCATTGAGAGCGGGCAGGCCCACGCCTTCCACGTCCTCGCCTTCCTCCCCGCGCGCTTGGCCTTGGGCGTCATTGGAGCCTTTCGTACAGAGTGACCTTGCGGAACCCGATGCGGTTCAGCACTTCCCGCGCCGGCTGGCGCTTACCGTTGAGGATGTCGTTGAGGTACTGCGGAGAGCATCCGAGCGCCTTGGCACACGCCTTCTGTGAGCCAGCAAGCGCCACATCGAAGCGAAGTTGCGCGAGCACCTCGGCCTTCGTGGCATAGCTGAAGCGGGACTTCGCGGCCTTGGGCTTCATGCTGCTGACTCCTGGCGCGCCGCTGAGATGAGTTCGCGCAGCCTCAGTCCAATGACTTAGGCGCACTGCGGGACGACGGCGTTGCCGAGGCCGCGCAGTCGGTCCACCCGAGCGGGAACCCCATGAGCCACTCGACCCACGTTGGGTTCAGTGCGCCATTCATCTCCGCTTCCGAAACTCCCTGATCCCGCATCGACTGCCTGGCGCGAGCTCCGCCCCATTTGCAGAGAGCCGCTCCACCGGTGTCGGACATCGCCGTCGGCGTGGGCCACGCCTTGACGTGCTGCGCCAGCGTCAGCCCGAATCCGTTGTTCCCGTGCTTCGCCGCCAGCTTCGCTCTCCGCTCCAGCAGCCGCGGCACGTCCGCGCACTCGAAGTTCGACGCGCTCGGTGTCGGAAGCATCTCGGGCGATGCAGAACCACCGCTCGCGCAGATGCGGAGCGCCGACGTCCGCCGCGGATAGCACATCCCATTCCGCATCGTACCCCGCCTCGGCCAGCGCCCCGAGAACGGGACCGTAGCTGTCTCCAGCAAGGATCGCTGGAACGTTCTCCAGCACCAGGAAGCGCGGTCGAAAGATGCGAACGGCTCGCATCCAGGTGAAGAAGAGTCCGCTGCGCGCTCCATGAATCCCGACCTGCTTTCCGGCAACGGAGATGTCCTGACACGGGAAGCCGCCGCACCACACGTCGGCATGCGGGATCGGGTGCGAGTCAGTCCAGCGCCGCGACGCGAACGCGCGCACGTCGTTGAAGCGCGGCACGCCGGGCCAGTGCTTCGCCAGCACGCGGCGCGCGTATGGATCGCGCTCGCATTGGAAGACAGTCTCCGCCCCCAGCGCAGCTTCAAGGCCCAGCTCAAGGCCGCCGATGCCGGAGAAGAACGAGCCGAGCTTCATGCTGCTCCTCCGGCGCCGCGCTGGGCGGCGAGGAAGGCGTCGAGCCCGTCCGATGAGCCGGGCCCGGCCAAGCCGGTGGCAGCCTCCATCGCCAGTAGCTCCGCGAGTGCATCCTCCAGCAGATCCACCGCCACGATCAGTGCTTGCGCGATCTGGCGGTAGTGGACGCTGGCGTGCGCTGCTACGGCAACCGAATCGAACGGAATGGCCGTCGTGAGCCGCACGGCCTCTCTCGCGCTGTCAAGCGCGGTCGCGGGGGCGGTCATGGCTGCGGCTCCAACATGAAGCGGAATGGACGCAGCGCGCCCAGCGCGATGCTTGCACAGGCCCACCCGACCACCGCGCCTTGGATATGCTCGCTGGCGCTGTCCATGTTCAGCAAGGCAAGTGGCAGCCAAAGGAACAGGTGGACCATCACCGTGACGAATCGCGCGCCAACCTGCGCCGCCACGCGGTCACGCTTCGCCTTGGATATGGCCGTCGCGTCTGGCGGCTCCTTCGACTTCCAGTGCCGCGCGCCACGACAATGCGAGTACGACTTGCGCGAGCGTTCGCAGTCATCGCGCCACGGAGTCTCCGGTTGGTCGCGGCATATTGCCGGTGGCGTGTTCAGCGCGCCGGCATGCAGACACGCCACGGTGCTGCACGGCTGCCCCTCACGGCGCGCGCCGAACCACGCACAGTCCTCGCAATACTCCGTGGCGGTCACGGCAGGTCCGGCCCGGTCGCGAACGGCACCGTCACGACCATCGGCGTCGCATGGAATCCCTTGCACTGCCCCGGCACCGGCACCACCGACTGCGTCTGCGGCGGCGGGGGCATCAGCATCTTCTCGATGTGCGCGCGGTCATGCCGCCGCTCGCGCTCGGCCAGCGCGGCGAGGAACACGAGTGTCACGGCGCACGCGAGGCAGGCGGCGGTGAACTTGCTCACGCCGCACCTCCAATCGCGAACGGGCTCGCGACAGCCTTGGCCACAATACCCGTGGAGAACTTCTTGGCCATGATCTCGCACGCCTCCGGGCAGCCCGGCGCGCCGAACCACGCCAGCGGTGCCAGCGGGTACTTCGCGTGCCCTTCCTCGGCCGAGAGCGTCGGCGCCCAGCGGCCATCGAGCCACGTCCCGAACTTCCAGTCTTCGGACGCCATGAACATCATCCGGCCGCCGTAGCGGGTGAGCAGATCGAAGCACGGCTTGTAGTACGACAGCCACGCGGCCTTGCCCGTGGTCGCGATGTCCGGCAGGTCGATCACGCCAGCCTCGTCGAAGCCCAGCAGCGGCAACCCCGCCACCGCGGCTGCCTCCAGGAGCGCCAGCGTGCGCGCGGCCGGCGTCGTGTTGGCCTTCGGCGTGCCGTCCGCCAGCGCGGTGAAGTCCACGGACTTGAGGCCGTAGGGGTGCAGCGCGAAGAGCTGCGCCGACGGCGGGCGGTAGGCCATCGCGCCGGACAGGCCCTTCATCGGAGTCAGCGCCCACACGCGGACAAACTCCTTCGGCACCACCGCCGCCACGGCCTCGTAGGCCGCGATGAACGTCGCCGGCGTGATCTTCCAGTCGTCGCCGCACTCCGACAGGATCGAGGCCCCGCCACCGAGGCCACCATTGGCGATGTGAGCGCGCAACTGGTCGGCGGCCTTCTTCGCGTCAGCCACCAGCGCGGGGTCGGTGACCTTGATCTTGCCCGAGGTGATGCCGCCCGCCCCGGGGTAGAACCACGCCTCAAGGAACTGTCCGCGCTGGCGCGCGAGATCAAGCGTCACCTGCGCGTGCTTGATGTCGCCGTCGATGGTCCCGGCGCCGATCGCGTAGATGACCGTCTGCACGGTGGGCATGAAGCCCAGCGCGCGGTCAACGTCCTGCGCGAATATCTCGTTGTAGGCGCGGGCGATGTGAATGGGTGCGGTCATGTCAGGTCTCCGTGCGGCGCGGGGCCGCGGGTGAAGAAGAGACCGCGCCCGCCAGCCCGTGGAAGGAACCGGGGGCTCCCGGCGTGGCGCGGTGCTGCGCACGACGAGCGCGCAGCGGGTAGACGTTGCTGCTCACGATGCGAGCGCCTTGATGCGGCGCGCGGGCGCGTCGTGGCCGATGTGGAAGCCGCGGCACCATGGGCAGCGGTACACGCGGATCGCGCCGTGGCGGTTGCGCTTCGCGGCGCTGGCTGCCTCGAGCTGCGCCGAGCGCCACGTCTCGTGGCGGTGCTTGTTGCCGCACTGCGTCTCGCGCGTGGCCATCAGTCGGCGCCGGCCACGCCCGGGGCCGACCGCTGCGGCTTATCCGCGGTCTCGGGCTCCGCGGCACAGGGCTTCGCCTTCCATGGGTCCAGCACGGTGGCCGCCGCGAGTAGGCCACTCTGGGCGTAGGCAGCTTCGCTGACGGAATCAAACGCGCGCTGCGCCGCGCTCAAATCGGCGCCCATGACGGCCACGACGACGATCAGGTGCGTGTCTGGCCCGACGAAGGCGTGAACGCCTTCGGTCCACGGCGATCCATTCCTGAGCGAGGACGCGATTGCGTTTGCCACAAGGATGGCCGTTGGGGCCAGCTCTGGCTTCTTCAGCCGCTTCTTCATGGCCCGTCCTCGCCCGCTGTCTCAGCGGTCTGAACGCCCACTGGCTCCTCGGGCGCCACGAACTTCGGCGCCAGCGCAACCTTCGCGTCGAGGATCCTGCCGTCGAGCTCGAGCGCGACCGTCGAGCCCAACAGCGGCGCCGGGCCAGCCGACGACACGACAGCGCGCGCGGACACCGAGACGCGCCCGCGCCGGAACAGCGCCCAGCGCGTGCGCCACGGCAGCACCAGGTCCACGCCGAGGTTGAGCGGCGGCTGCGGCCGCTGCAGCGCGCGCCCGAACTTGTGCACCACGACGTCGGCCACGCCCAGCGCCCACGCCATGCCGGCCTCGCCGCCGGGACGCATGTCGTGGATCCAGGCGAGGGCCTGCGACTGGCCCTTCTCGCGGAAGCGCGTGAGGTAGTCCGCCCGCTCGTCTGGCTTGTGCATGGCGGTGGTGTCGTCCATGGTCAGGGTCTCCCGTGGGTTGAGTGGCCGACGATCCGAGGGGTCGGACCGCCGGCCCGTGGTCAGGGTCGAAGCGGCCGCCTCCCGGGCGCTGTGGAGCTGGCCCCCCGCTGGTCTCCCGTCTCCGGCGCGCGGGGGTCGTCCGCGCCGTGGGCCATGGATTCGGTGGGCTCGTCGTGCGAGCGGAAGATCGCGCGGGCCAGGGCACGCGCGCCGAGCAGCGCCAGCGCGAAGAGGGCCAGCGCCGCCATGGCCACGCCGGCGGAGTGCAGGTCGGCGTTCATGGCCCGTTCCTCCAGCCGCCACTGCGCGGGCAGCCGGCGCGGCGGAAGCGCCAGTGCGACCAGAGCGCCAGCGACGCGGTAGCGAGCAGCAGCGCCCACAGGCCCCACACCGGCAGGCCGAGGGGCAACAGGGCCGACACGCCGAAAGAGCGGGCGACGGGGGCCGTCACGTTGGGGTCGTGGCATCCAGCGCCGACGATGCGCGTTCGGGCCACATCGTCGAGCGCCGGGCCCCCGCCGCCACGCAGGTCATGTCGGTGCCGGACGAAGCCGACGAGCAGCTCGCCGCGCCCGCCGGTGGTGCTCACGGGTGCGCCGCCATCAGCGACACCGCGAGCCAGAGCGCGTACAGCGCGAACAGCATCAGCGCCGCCTCGCCAACGATGCCGATGGTCGTGTCACGGGTCTTCACGGGTCAGTCCTGCACCCGCTGCATCGTCACCGCGTCCACCTGGAACAGCGTCTGGTAGCAGCCTGCCGGCATGTCCTTGTGGCCGTGCTCGGGATGCATCAGCGTGAAGCGCGACAGCGCCCGCACCAGCGGACCGAGCAGCGCGTGGCTCGCCACCGGCACGCCCAGCGCCTCCAGCCCGCCCGCGATTCCCGACGGGTAGACCGTCACGTCCGCGTCCGGGTCGATGACATGCCGCGCGCCCGGGTTGTTGCCCGGCGCGAGCTGCCGGCTGCCGGTCTTGTCCTTCGCCGGCTGGGACTTGTCCTTCACGCGCAGCAGGTACACGTCGCCCTGCTGCACCATGTCGCCCACCGACAGACTCGCCACGCGCTCGGTCTCGGGCAGCGCGGCCACCTTCGCCGCCGCGTCCTCCACGAGCTTGTGCGCCGTCGCGGCGTCGGGCAGGGCCTTGGTCTTGGTCGTCACGATGAACTCCTCAGGAGGCTGCCTTCACGCGCTGGAAGTCGATCCCGCCCATCAGCCACGACTCGGCAGCCATGCAGTCGCGGACGGCGCGGGGGACGGGACAGTGATGCACGCGGGTCGTGGACCCATCCGTGCAGACGAGGATGTGCGGATCGCGCTCGTCGGCTGTGGCCATCAGGGCCATCGGGCGCCCGAAGCGATCCACCTGCACATCGAGAGAGCGCGCGCCCTTCTCGTGCAGGTAGCGGCGGTAGCCGTACCGCTCGACCATGACGGCGCGCACGTCGGCGTTGCGCTCGGCATCGATCTCCGCTGCCGTCAGCGTCTCGGGACGCATGACGATCTGCTCGGTGACGGCGACGCCGTTGAGCGCCCACAGGCCCCAGCCGTCACGGTAGGACAGCGCCATGCCGTTCTCGCGGTGCAACCGTCCGCGGGCGTCGCGGTGGATTTCGCGCGGCCGGTCGGAGAGCACAAGCAGGTTGCGGTACGGCAGCCACCAGCCACAGCCGGATTGCATCACGCGCCACGCGGCTTCTTTCGCAGCGGCTGGCGGAGCGAGCGAGAGCCCGCAGCCCTCAACGAAGAACGAAGTCCATGCCGGAAAGCCGGCATCGTGGCAGCCCTTGAAGGCGCACCCGACGCTGGCCCAGACGCTGTCCCAGACGCTGGCCTTGACGCTGGCCCCGACGCTGGCCCCGACGCTGGCCCAGACGCTGGCCTGGACGCTGGCCTGGACGCTGGCCCCGACGCTGGCCGCGACGCTGGCCCCGACGC